TAATTTTCTACTACAAAAGGGTGCTGGCGATAACGTAAAAATAACAGCTAAAACAGTCACTCCCGGTACAAACGGCTGGGCTGGCGTAGAAATTGATAGTGATGGTCAAGCCTATGTGGAACTTGATCGCGGCGGAACAACCGATTGGGCGGATTTAGCTTTAAGAACAGCAAGTGTGACAAAATGGAGGGTTGGGCTTCAAGCGAACCAGTCAAGATTTGCTATTTACGATTATGCGGCTGGCAATCATGTTCTTTATGCCCCGGATAATGGAACGGATGTAACAACTGATAGAACTTGGCATTTTAATAAGGCGGCTAAAGGTGCTTTAAATACCGAATCAGATGGAGCAACAGTTACATTTGATCTTGATGAAGCTGATACTCATACAGTTACACTTGGAGGTAATAGGACTTTAGCACTATCTAATGCTGATGTTGGTCAAAGATTTGTAATTAGGTTAGTTCAAGATGGGACTGGCACTCGTACAGTAACTTGGTTCAGTACGATTAAGTGGCCGGGAGGCTTAGTACCAACATTAACTACAACTGGCGGTAAAACAGATGTATTTGGATTTATTTGTACTTCAGCCGGAAATTATGACGGTTTTGTAATAGGATACAATCTATAATTTAAAAGGGTTATATTATGGCACAGTTTTCAATAGAAATAGCAGATCAAGATATTACAAGAGTTTTGGATGCAGTGGCAGCTAATTATGGCAGACCAGATCAAGTAGAGAATCCGGATTTCAATTCATCTCTACCTACTGATCCAGTATCAAATCCAGAACTAATTGAAAATCCTGAATCTAAATCAGTATTTGCTAATCGAATGGTTAGAAAGTTTTTATCAGATAATGTTTCCGCTTATGAGGTGAGACTTGCTAAAGAGCAGGCTGCTAATTCTCTTGATACAAGTGTAAATATTACAGATCCACAAGTTTAGGATTAAATTATGCCGGAACAAACATATACACATAGACCTCCATTGTCGTATATGACGGATGCTGAAGTAAGAGCATTAGGTTTTCATAACTATCAAATATTTGATGTATTGCGAGGTAGTGGCGATCCAGATGCTATGCCGGAATATAATTTGGATATTAGCAGTTCTACTGGATTTGGTCCAACTTATACAGTTACTTTAGTCTATGATAATGCCACATCCGATGGTCTTACAAAAATTCAAATTGGCGATAAATTAATTATTGGTGATGATATTGACAACTCTACTGGAGGTGCTAAGCAATGGTATAGATATGATATTACAGCAATATCTTCATCTTCTGCAAGTTCTGCCACCGTAACGGTAAAATATATCATTGATACGGCATCTGGCGGCGACGTTGATCCAGATACACTCCATTATGAGTATGACGCTTATGGTGCCTCAGTAGATGTAAATATTATTGCAAGGGAATTAAATTCACAATTTATGCTAGGATAATATATGGAAGAATGTTGTTGTGACGGACCCGGATTTTGCCAGTTTTTCAATAAAGAAATGACGGCAGACCCACCAAGTTGGCAATGGTGTCAATCTGCTACATCTGAAGAAAGAGAGGCATATAAACAAAGATCTGATCTTGGAATACAAACAAAAAGAAAAAGATCTCCATCTGGAAAGATAATAACGCTTGATGCGTTGATAAATACAACAAAAACCAAGCTAATTCCACAATTGAAGAAATATAATATATCCGGAATTGTTGGTGTGCCAAGGTCAGGATTAATTACAGCATCAATTATAGCGGTTGAGTTAAATCTTCCGCTTTATTCTTTTAATGGAAAAGAGTTGGTTTTACTCTCTTCATTTTCTGAATATGGTGGATGTCGTATGGAGCATTTCAATCAATCTGGGGATTGCCTGATATTTATTGACGATACAAGTAGTTCTGGTTTTGCCGCTAAAAATATAAAGGAGTTATTTCCGGAATCAATATTTGCCGTTACTTACTCAACATCTGTTGGCACTAATCATGTAGATCATTACGGGGAAATATTAGAGAATCCACATATATTAGAATGGAACTTTTTTAACAGCCTGCATGTCCAACACGCATTATTTGATATCGACGGTATATTTTGCAAGAACGTTCCAATTGAAATATTAAACGATGAAGAAAAGCATATTGCATGGCTTGAAACAGTTGAGCCATATCTTGAGAGAATACCCAAATTATTTAAAGCTAAGGCATTAGTAACTGGAAGACTAGAAAGATATCGAGATGTGACGGAGGCTTGGCTTAAAAGACATGGATTTAATTATAATAAGCTAATTATGTTTCCAACAGAGAGAGAAGAAGAACGTAATTTAAGGCATCATTTTGTTGTTGGTCAATATAAAGGAGAAATTGCCAAAAAAATGTTTGCTAAATTTTTTGTTGAGAGTGAAATGCCAGAGGCAAAAATAATTAAAGAAACATTTCCAAATACTTGTGTTATTTGTCCAAATGATGGGGTTTACTTTTAATGATCTACCTTCCGGGAAGGGCGGTTTTTATACATGTGCCAAGAGCCGCTGGAAATTCAATAACTAACGCTATAGCTTCCGCTTGTGCCGGAAATAATTTTGATATTTTCATAGGAACAGGGGCACATTCTATACCGCATTGGTGGCATTTTGCAAGACATACAAGAGCCTGTGTTTTAAAAAAATACATAACAGAGTGGGATGATATATTTAAGTTTGCTATTTATAGACCAGAAGAAGAAAGACTTAATAGCATTAAAGCATTAGTAGATAAAGATATTGCTTTAGGCGTTCATGAGTCTCCACTTTGTGCTGATGGATGGAAAAAAGTATTATCATCTGAAGATAAAGAATGGTATTGGGATATTCAAAGAAAACAAGATTTAGCTTGGTTTACTAAAGGTTATGATGGAGAAGATCTTGGTGTTGAGATATTTGACTACTACAAACTAAACGAACAATGGTGGGAAATTTGTGTAAAATGTGATATTCCACAATGTAGTTTGCCACATCTTAATAAGGCTTAATAATGATAGAAGCGTATGTCCTAAATACCTATGATGAATTTAAAGATTGGCATAGAACTTCAATTACTAGCCTCAATAGGTATTTTACTAAACATGGAGTAACGCTACGTGTTATTGACAAAAATAATTACTTTGTTAGAAAGATGCTTGATACTAACATTGATCATCATCCGTTCATTAGAAAGCTAACGCGAATTTATAGTTTTTTAGAATCTCAGGCTGATATTGGTATTTTTATTGATTTAGACACTGTAGTACTAAAACTAGAAGAAGACATTAACGGATTAATACCGCAAGACAAAAATTTTATGCACTGGAGATTTGTAGATTTTGGCGATAATCCCGACAGGCCGTGGTTGAAAACAAAAACAGATATCACAAGATTATTTTTTTCCGATAATTATAATAAAGTGCTTAATACTGATACTGGCTTTGCAATATACACAAGAGAGTTTTGTCAAAATTTAGTTGATTACTTAATAAGTAGAGAATTAGATATTGTGTCAGAAATAGGGTTGCTTCATTGTATGAGCATTAACAACCAGTTACGAATTAAGGATGAAAAACAAATAATTAATGATGAACATTTAATATCCTTTTTTCTACAAGAGAATGATAATTATAAAAGCTACACAATAGAGCCTCCGTGTAATTTTGCTGGGCAATATCCAAATAACAAAATATGTTCATCAACTTATAATATAGGCGATCCGCTATATCCACAAGAAATAGAATTTAAGGATATGATAACTTGGTCTATGCAGAAGCTATGCCTACATGATTGTATATTCCATCATTTATTGGGATGGAGAATGTCTCACAAGTTAGTGCCATTTTATGTGGAAGCATTTAAAAAATGAAGCTATACACTGGAGGAACATTTGATCTTTTCCATTACGGGCATATGAAATTTTTAAGAGCCTGTCAAAAGATTTCCAGTCAAGTTTTTGTTTCTCTAAATACTGATGAGTTCGTATTTTCTTATAAAAATCAAGCCCCAATTTTATCTTATCATGAAAGAAAACAAAGTATTGAGTGTTTTGACTCAAATATAAAAGTTGTTGAAAATATTGGTGGTCACGATAGCAAACCAGCAATATTAACAGTTCAGCCAGACATTATAGCAATTGGCGATGACTGGTGCAAGAAAGACTATTACGAGCAAATGCAGTTTACTCAAGAGTGGTTGGACATTAATAATATACTATTAATTTATATTCCGTATACCAGAGATATCTCAACTTCAAGTTTAAAGGCAAGAATATCTATAATTTGACTTTATTTAAAATTCATGGAGTATACTAAGGATAGATTAGGAGATAATAATGTTTTGCGATAGTCCTATTTGTGGCAGCACTTTTTCTGATATCGACACATATGTTGTGTCAAACGGGGAAATATTTTACTTTAATATCGACATTCAGGAAGATGAGAGCTTTTCCATTGAAATTCAGGAAGATGAGAGTTTTTCCATAGACATTCAACAAGATGAAAGTTTCTCCATTGATGTTCAGCAACAGGATGTATTTAATCTGGATATTCAACAATCTATATCCGAAGATTTTATAATTATTAGATGACGGGAGAGCTAAATGGCTAGTCAAATACATGTTGGAGATATTGGCACTAAACTCATTATGACCGTTAAGGACGATGGGGTAGTTGTAGACATATCTACTGCTAGCGATTTAGATGTATTTATAAAAAAACCAGATGGCATTTCATATGAAAAATCCGGCCTTTTGTATACTGATGGCACAGACGGTAAAATGTATTATACATCCGTCAGTGGCGATTTCAATGCTGCTGGAAATTATAAACTTCAGGGTAGAGTATTTATGCCTAGCGGGACTTATTATACCAGTATAGAAGATTTCAAAGTTTACTGTAACCTTTAAGGGGTAAAATTATGTCTTGGCAAGGTGAAATGACTACAATAGTTAGATATTTAATAAGTGATGTCGATCCTACAAACTATAGCTATTCTAATGAGCGTTTAGAGACCAGTATTTTAGTCGCTGCACAAATTGTGCTTGTCGAAGTAGATTTTGAAAACACCTACACGATTGATGTAGAACAATGCTATCTTAGTCCAGATCCTACAGATCCTACAACTGGCTTATCGACTGTAAATAAGGACGATGCTTTTATTAATTTAGTTTCTCTTAAAACTGCCTGCTTGATTATGGGCAGTGAAATGAAAACACAGGCACTTAATGCTGTTAGAGTCAGCGATGGTCCAAGCAGCATTGATTATACCGCAGTAGCAGCAAATATTAAATACCTATACGAATATTCCTGTAAAACATACGAAGAATACAAGTTTAATTACGCCGCTGGCAATAATGCAGTTGGCAAAGCAATTCTTAGTCCTTACGCTCCCGGCAGTGACGTTGTATATAGATACAATGGTAATTTTAGACAATACATTAGATAGAGGTAAAAATCATGGCAGATGTTCTTCAAAAGATTATTGGAGGTAATGATTATAAGAATGGAACGGCTGTTGTATCCGTTAACGTTCTTGGAGTTGTTACGAATCATACATTAGATACAGTAAACAATCAGACATCACAAATACCAACTCAAAGCGGCGTTTTAGATTCTAGATTTGAGCATGTTAGATACTACACTGGAGATGATATTCTATAATGGTTACAATTCCATCTGGCGTGTTTACAAAATATGCGGAATTTGCTGATGCTATGTTAGCATCAAGTGGATTTGGCATGTCCTGTAAGTTGGTATATACAGAAAAGATAGAAACAATTGTAGATGTCGTTCCGGATATCAAACAGCGTAAGTTAATGAACTTGCAGAATACTTCTCCAGATTCCGGCTTTAAGAGGGGGTCAACAAGTTTCAAGACTGTAGAAACAACAGAAGATATTACACTCCGCGTTTACTGGGATAAAAAAGACTTCAAGAAGTTTGGAAATATTGAAGTTCCAGATGGCGGAATAATGACTATCGGAGCTTATGCTGATCTACAAAAAATAAATAGAGCAAAGGCTTTGCTTATAAATACAGATAGAACTGGTCATGCAGAATGGCGATTCACAAAGAATGGCGAGCCAGTACTTCATGGATTAGATCAAAAATATTTTATGTGTTTTTGGGGTCGTGCATAATGGCTGGATTCCGAACCAAAGCCAACTTAAAAATAGTTAGTGGAGATAATGTATTTCAAGACGCTATAAGAAAAGAACTTATTAAGGCTCTTTTTGGAAAGATTAATACAATCACTAACAATTTACGTCCAAGCATATCTTCAGTTGTTAGTGTTCAGTTGATGTCTTCTCAAACAGTTACAGAATTACTTGGCGGGCAATTAAGAGATGACTTTGGTTTAAAGCCAGCAGAAGTAACAAGTGCTATTGGGGGAATTATTGATGCTTTGGCAGAAAACTTTCAAATAAAAGTATTAGCTGGGTCTAATCAGTATGTAGCAAGATTATCTGCTGAGATTTTACCTGCTGATTTTTCTTTATCATCACTTTCTGCTGGCGGGTCATATCAATCAACTGGAGGAAATGTAGATTGGCTCGAATGGTTATTAACTCGTGGCACAGAAATTATTATTGGTGATTATTCGCTATTTGAACATGCTCGTGGCCGCACACGTTCCGGAGGTAGAACAGTAATGGTTCCATTAAAAAACTTATCTTCCAGCGAGCCTTTTCGCGTCGATCCATCACATGCCGGAACAGAAGCTAGCAACTTTGTAACAAGAGCGTTAGAACCAGCATTTCCTCAAATTGTTGAAATGGTTGCAAAAGAAATTAAAAAGGTGCTTGAATGACATACTTAAAAGGCTTTACTTTATTTGGCGATGCAACGATTACGGCAGATATTAGAGAGAATTTAATATCATGGCTAGACTATGGCTTAATAGAAAAGTCTGGATATATTAATGTTGAAATACCAACCGTTGGATATTACGGTGGATCAGAACATCAACTTAGGGTCGTTGACGATCCTAGATATACATATGGTCAAGTTTGGGAGGGGTTTCGATCAAATTGGGTATGGGAAAGTGGGCTTGGTGCATTGACCAGTACTGATAGTGCTTACCCCGGAGTTTCTGGAGTTTATGTTGGTGGCGACTTTTATCCAACATCTACTGCGGGAGCATACGCTCATTATATTAATCATCCTTTAGGAAGGGTTATCTTTGATACGGCGATTGATACAGATGCTACTGTAACATGTGAGTATAGTTACAAATATGTTAATGTGGCACAAGCGGATGGACTGGAATGGTTTAAGCAAGTGCAGAAAAATTCTGAACGTGCTGACAATTCAAATTTTATCAACAATAGTGGTGAATGGGCGATACTAGGCGACAATCGTTTACAATTACCTGCTATTGGTGTGGAATTAGTTAATTCAAGAAAAATGACACCTTATGCACTTGGCGGTGGACAGACAATATTCACTGATTTTCTGTTTCATTGCGTTGCGGAAGATGTCTATACGCGAGATCACCTAATTGACATTGTGACTATGCAGAATCAAAAGGTTTTAAAAGCATATGATTTGGACCAAATTGCGACAAACAATGCTTTTCCTTTAGATTACAGAGGTGTTCCCGTATCGGGTGCTTTGCAGTATCCAGATCTTTTGTCTACTTATGAAGGCAGGCATATAAGATTAATTGAGGCGAGTATTGATTCTGTTTATTCGCTTACGCCAAATGTACATGTTGGTACAGTTAAATTAAAGACTGAACTAATAGTTCATGGCGTATAGTATCTAGAAAAGTAACATTTTTTCCATAATGGGAGTTTAAATTATGGCATACGTAACAAATACAAACAATAGAGTCTTCTATGCTACACAAGGTGTAGCATTAGGAGACAGAGCGGCAACAAGCATTGTCGATAGTTGGCAACCCGGAGACGGTGATTTAGATGGTACTGGAAAGGTCATGATTATGCATGGCTTGCAGTCCATCGGAGTATCAACCAACTTTAATTTAGAGCAAATCTTTGAACTTGGACAGCTTTCTTTGTATGAAAACTACGAAGAAATTCCAGAAATCGAAGTTAGCTTTGAGAAGATTCTTGATGGTTATACTTTAGCATATCATGCTGGAACCCCTACTGCGGCAAACGCAACACTAACTGGTCGTGCAGCACCTCGATCAGATATCAGAATGGTTATTGGCTACGACACATCTGATGAAATTCAAGAGGGCGGAACCAATAGCGGTGTAGCAGAACTTTATTGCTCTGGTACTTATATCAGTTCTGTATCTTATAGCTTGAGCACAGATGGCAACTTTACTGAATCAACCACTTTTGTTGGTAATGATAAGCAATGGTTGACAGATACTGATTCAGGTGGATTACTGGTAACTGGAACTGGAACTATTGCCTCGGCATTTAGCTCTAGCGTCTTTGGTAATGATGCACCAGTTGGTGAAGCTAATAGCGTTTTGCGTCGTCAAAATGTTGTTACAGGAAGTACTGGCAAATCATTTGGCAGTGGTTCAGTCAATTTTAGAACAGTTGTGCCAGCCTTTATCGAAGGAGGTACTCCCGGTGCTACTGGCGTTGAAGGAGGAGCATATACTGGTCTGTATACTAATGTAACTTATATTGATAGTGCTACTGGACCTTATCTACAATCTGCTAGTGTAAGTGTTGATCTTGGTCGTGAAAACATTTCGCAGCTTGGTAAGAAAGCACCTTACTATCGCTATGTTTCCTTCCCTGTAGATGTGACTTGTGATATTGAAGTCATTGCCGTGGGTGGAGATAATATTGATGCTTATGAAGAAGGCTATCCAAGTGCTGGTACAGGCAAAAACATTGGTGTTCCAGTTGGTAAAAACCTTGCTAATCACTCAATTCAATTTGTTCTTGATGATAGTACAGTTATTCAATTAGGTAATAAGAATAAGCTAACAAGCGTTTCATATGGTGGAGGAGATGCCGGTGGAGGAAATGCCACGGTAAGCTATAGCTTCACTAATTCTAACGACTTTGTTGTTCTTCATTCTGGAGATCCGGCTCCTATCAACTCCGCTGATTATTGGAAAGACTACTTTGGTTAATATAAATTAGTTAAACAGTTCCGGAGGGGGAAACCCCTCCGGGATTTTTAGGATTTTAGGATGGAAAAACTGGACTTAGTTAATGCAGTGATTTCAGGCATTGTTATTCTTCGCATCGGGAAGGAATATATTTATTGCAAGCCTCCTTCCGCAGAAGATAAAACTTTTGCGGATTTTTTTTCACAAGAGCAATATGACGATGCTTTAATTGATGGAATATGGACTCAAGAAGATGCTGAAAATCATTTGATTGAACTAGGTTATTGGAATAAAGAGGACGATGATAAATTAAAAGAGTTAAGAGATAATATTGACAATATGAAACTTGACTACTTTAATCAGTTTTATAACAGTCAAACCAAAGAGTATATCAAGCGGGCTATTAGCGGAATAGAAGATAAAGTAAATAACTTATATACTACCAAGCATACATTTTATGATAAGACATGTGAATATATAAAATCCTATGCATTTGAATCCCATGTTTTATCAAAGAATGCATTTTTATCAAACGGACAATTAGCTTCTGATAAGTTTTCCATACATAAATTAGTTTCTAAATTTAAAGATCAAACATACTTAATTGGTTCAAGGGCTAGAGAGGTAGCAAAATCTGATGCTTGGAAAAACTACTGGTTTTCTCTAAAGCATGAGGTTTTCGATAATAAACATTCTACTTTAACTGGATTTCAATTGTCGGTAGTTGGATGGTCAAGTTATTACGAAGGCGTTTATCAATCAATGGATAAGCCATTCGATGAAATAATAGAAGATGATATAGCAATAGATGGATGGTCTATTTCTCAACGAAGAAAACGAAAAGAAGAAGAAAAACAACGCAATGCCGAAAAGATGTTGCCTAAAAATATGTCAGATGCTGGAGAAATATTCATACCAGTTAAAAATCAACGCGAAGCTCAAGATGTTATGTCACTAAACGATGGGGCTGGAAAAGCCAAATTGAAATCACTAAAAAAAGACTTAGAAACACGGGGTTCATTATCCGAAGCAGACTTAACAAGTACAAGACAAAGTATACAAATGCAAGCTGCGGAAATGTCCAAACATAGTAATAGAAGGAGATAATTGTGGAAAATAGGAAAGATCAAATCTTGAATGAAAGATCCAAGACAAGATTAAAAAAAGAAATAAGAAAACGAATACAAACAACAATGATTGGATCTTTATCAAGTGTTGAAAAGTTTTTTGGCTTTCTTTGGGGAGAGGGTTCTGAATCAGAACTAACAAAGGAGCAATTACAAATTCGAGAAGTGTTTGAAGAGTTAAGAACTGAGATATTAGATAAAGGCAATGCTCAAATTCGTAACTCAGAAGCCGAAATAGAAAATTATGATATTGTGTGGAATAAGTATCATATAAACTTACCTTTAAAAAGAATGAATGAAAATTAGGAGGGAAACAATGGCTAAGAAAGATGAAAAACGTTTTACATTTAAAGACAAGGACTACATTGTTAGGCCAGCAAGTGCCGCCGATGTTGTTGAGGCACAGAAAGTGTACAATAAAGCCTTCAAGAAAGCAATAGAAGAAGGTGCTATTCTCAAGAAAAGTCTTGAGGATCATATGCGTCGTCAGGGCTTATGGGATGATGACAAGCAAGAAGAATACGACCGCCTTATTAAGAAAAGTGCGGAGATCGAATATAAAATTAAAAGCGGGCAATATAAGCTAGCTTCTCAGCTTAAAGATAAGAGCTTTGAACTTAAAAGAATTCGCTCTGAGCTTGCGTCTTTGCTTATGGTAAGAAATTCAATGGACTCTGCAACCGCTGATGGTATTGCAGATAATCAAAGATTCTTCTATCTAATCACCGCATCTGTTATTGACTATGAAACACAAAAGCGAGTCTTCTCTTCTTTAGAGGAATATATAGAGCAGGCGGATTCTGAATTAGCCATCAAATGTGCTGAAGAATATGCCAACTTTGCTTATGGTCTAGACGATAACTACGAAGATAAGCTATTAGAAAATAGAGTACTTGATAAGCTAGGTTTACTTAATGATAAAGGCCAGCTAATAAATAAGCAAGGCCATAGAGTAGATATAGAGGGTAACTTGCTTGACAAAGACGGTGCCAGAATTGACAAAGAAGGCAACCGCATTGACATTAATAATAATCCAGTTTTAGAAGATGATGTTATTGATAGTCTAGAATTTGAAGATGATTTGGACAATGCCGTAGAGGATGTCAAACCAGCTAGCAAATCCCGAGCATCTTCAGCTAAGCGTGCTAAAAAAAAAGAAGAAGTAGCAGCGGCTGAAGAAGCAACAGCATGATAGGCAGATAAATGGCTTACGATTTCAATATGCAGATGAATATGCAAGCACCATCTGGTGCTAACATAAGTCGCGTTAAGAAGCAGATAGAGGCTGGTCTTGGCGGCATAAATATTGGTGGTTTAGACACTAAAGGGTTTGCCAAAGCCAATAGTGAAATCGAAAAAACTAGGAACAATTTAAAAAAAGGCGAGAAAGCCAGTGAATCTTTTTTTCAAGCTCTCACTGGCAGAGCCGCTAATTATGCCACTTTTACGGCAATCAGCACAGCAGTTCTCAAATTAACTGGTGCTGTGGCACAAGCTACTAGAGAAGCCGTTAAATATGAGACCGAGTTAATTAAAATATCTCAAGTTACCGGAGATACTATCTCTCAAACTAAAGAATATGGTAAAGAACTACTCAATATCTCAAAGACCTATAATGTTAATATTACTAAGATTGCACAGTTAACTAGAACTTTAACTCAGACCGGCCTTTCTTTTAGAGAAGCCGCTAAGGGTGCTGAATTACTTGCTAGAACTAGCTTGTTAGCATCTTTTGATAACTTAACATCTACTACTGAAGGTTTGATTGCTGTTATGCAGACGTTTAACCTTACGGTATCTTCTAGTTCAAAAGTACTTGAAGAAATTAACATTGTTTCAAAAAGGTTTGCTGTTGAATCTGGAGACATTGTTGAAGCAATTAGAAGAACTGGTGGTGCATTTAGTGCGGCGGGTGGTAATGTTGAAGAACTGATTGCATTGTTCACATCTGTTAGATCTACTTCTCGTGAAAGTGCTGAAACTATTGCTACTGGTTTCCGTACTATTTTTGGTCGTTTACAGAGACCTAAAACTATTGAATACTTTAAGGAATTAGGTATTCAGTTACAAACTGCCGAAGGTCAATTCATTGGGCCATATGAGGCCATCAAACGAATTAGCGAGGGGTTAGACGAACTTGGCATTCGTGCAGGCTCTGTTCAGTTTGCACAGGTCGTAGAACAAATTGGTGGTATTCGACAGCTATCTAAAGTGGTGCCATTGCTCGAACAATTTAATAAATCACAAAGAGCATTAGATCTACAAAACCAAGCTAGTGCTGAAAGCACCAAAGACATAGAAAAGGCACAACAGGGTCTTGGCTTCCAATTAGGAGTGTTGCGTCAAGAATTTGGTGCATTAATTGCCGAATTTGTTGACTCTAGCTCGTTCAAGTTTCTTGCTGAAACCTTTATATCAATTGCTAGAACTGTGATTCGCTTAACGGCTGCGTTTAAGCCATTACTTCCTATTTTAGCCACTCTGACGGCATTTAAGATTGGCAAAGGTTTAGGAACTCTTATTTCAGGAGGGTTTAGTTTAAAGGGATTGAAAGAGGCTGCTGTAGCTCCTAAAGGATTTGCTAGAGGGGGTATTGTTCCGGGAAGTGGCAATGGTGATACGGTCCCAGCTATGCTGACGCCGGGAGAGTTTGTAGTTAGAAAAAGTGCTGTGCAGGCATTTGGTGCTGCTAATTTGGGCAAGATAAATCGTTATGCGGATGGTGGAGAGATTATCTATGATAGACCACAGAGGGACGGTATTGCAGAAGACACATTAAACGCTGGTATGGCTAAAGCAGTAAATGATTTAGCAAAGTCTATGAATAAGGATTCAAAAAAAGTTAGAGGAACTATTAAAAATATACCTCAATATGAATCAGTTGTTGGGGTATTATTTGAAGCGGCTTTATCAAGAGCTTCTGGTGGTAATTTTACCGACAATGATGATCCATTAAAACCATTTGATTTTCCTACCGGCCTTAAAAATAGCTATTTTAATTTAGTTGGTAGAGGTGCTATGCCAACTGATGCCAAAAAAACTAGACCCGAGCGAGCAAACATATTAAGTAAAATTGCAAGATTTTTATCAGGGGATGGACGAAAGCGGACGCCCGGAAAGAAAAATTTTGGTGTTGCTATTATGGAAAAAGGATCGGATGAAAGATTTACATGGGACTTGGAAGACCTTGGTCAATATATACAAGAAAAAAATGTTGGAGGTTCAATTTCTGGTGCAGGAACCGATACTGTTCCCGCACTCTTAACTCCCGGTGAATTTGTTGTCAATAAAAAGTCTGCTCAGGCTTATGGTTATAACAATCTCAAAAACATTAATAAGTATGCTAAAGGAGGCATTGTACAAAGATTTGCGGGAGGTGGCGAAGTTGATAGAGGAAGAATAAGTGAACTTCTTAAACTGACAAATCAGGGAGACAAGAGGACTCAAATAGATACATCCGACGCTGATGCTATTAAGCAGCAAATTAAATTATTGCAAGAACTTGTTAAATTAAATAAAGTTGCCTATATTAGATCACATCCAGATAGAGCGGGTGGAGATGATAAAACCTTCAAAGATGATATAAGAGTAAGAGACATAGCAAATAAGCGTCTTGAAAAAATGAACGCGGCTTTAGAAAGAATTTCTGCTGGTATTGGCGGTGGTGCTGGAGGCGGCGGTGGTGCTGGAGGCGGCGGTGGTGCTGGAGGCGGCGGGGTCGGTGGAGGACTTATTGTTGCTAAGAAAGCAGAGGCTGAGGCTACTGAATTAGCCACCACGAAAGTAGAGGGTTTAGTTGATGCGGCAAGCAAATCTGGTTATGCCTTGATTAAAGTTGAGCAATCTGGAAAGAAAGCGGCAGACGCTCAGGACAAAGCCGCCGAGGCGGCTAAAAAGCTAAGCCTAAATAGTGCTCAAGTTATCTTTGGATTTGCCGCACTTACTTCAGGTTTGAAAAACTTTGCTGGCCTTAATCTCAATCAAGCAGCATTGGATACTGCTCAAGTTAAAGCGGGTAAATTTGGAGGAACGGCTGATATATTAGGCAGGGTTGACAAAAATAACGTGAAAGCATTTAGTAGAACCTTGTTTGATGTTGGGAAAAAACTGCCAAACAAAGTTGGTAAGCCTTTGCAGGGCTTAGCAGTTGGAATAAGTAAAAATTCTACTGCGATTGTCAAAGGTGCGGCAGGACTGGCTAAAGGTCTTAATGTAGCTATGTGGGCTGAATTAGTAGGAGGCTTTGCAGATTCATTATTTAGTCAAGACTATGGAAAGCAAAAAGAACAAGCAATTGAACTAGGAGATGCTCAAGCTGCTGGCGTTGCAGCACTTAACGAATATAATCAGTCCATGTTGAGAGGCATTCCAGTTATTGGAGGATTTCTTTCCGCAGTGCAGTCGCTTTTACCAGTTTGGGAAACCAGTATTGGAGGAGTTGTTAAAGCAACTGCTGAAATGCAAGCGTCTGTGGTTGCCCTAGATAAAAAGATGGTGTCATCTAGTAAAAGCATCAATGATGCTTTCATTCGTGGAGATAGGGGAGAATTTAAAGCGGCTTATAGTGAAGCTAAAGGAGCTATTTCTAACACTCGATCTAAAATAGATACAACAAAAACAAAATTAGCTGAAGCTAGTGCTGGAAAACAAGCAGGGGCAGATGCTCTTGCTGGAGCTGCTGGTGGTGCTATAGCTGGAGCAGCAATAGGAAGCTTTGTTCCCATTATTGGAACAGGTATTGGAGCCGTGGCTGGTGGTCTAATTGGCGGTGCAATGGCCTTAAAATCATCTCTGGGCAAAAGCCATAAGGCGATTATAGAAGGTTATGAAGAAGCCGGAAAAGCCATTCAAGCGGCGGGGCAAGCACAAAGAGATATACAGCTACAGGTGGCTAATGAAATGACTTCAGCGGCTGTTAAGGTGATTGCTGCTGGTGGAACATACGAAGACGCTTTTGCACAATTAAAAGATCAGTTTGGAGATGAAGCATTTGCTGATATGTTTGGCGATGTAGATGTTTCAAGTGCAGCAGATGTAGAAGCAATATATCAAAAACAAAAAGTCGCAGCAGAGGAGGCGGCGGCAGCAATAGAAATGCAAAATCAAGCCATATCTGATCAGGCCGCTGATATAGAAACTAGATGGTTTCCTTGGACTAAGAATGCTTCTAAACAGGCTAAGGCTAGATTGGAAATGGAGAAGAAAGAACTGGAAGAAAAGAAGAAATCCGCAGAACAAAGTAAACAGTTAATAGCACAACTTCAGCAACAAATAGCTCAGCAGGCAGCTCTAAATAAAGAGAGGCAGATCGAGGCCGAAAGAATACGTACTATTATTGAACTTAATAGATCATGGCAGGAAAGTCAAGATAGTATTAATAACACTATTTCAGAATTTTCAAATCTTTCTGATAAGTTTAGTAAAATAGGTACTGGACAATTAACTAATGAAGACGCATTGGCCGGAACTGGTATTTCTACTCGTACAATGGGTATGAGTGGTGAACAGATACTTCGCGACAGTACCGCTTTTGAAGAAATGCTTCAGTCTATTAACAGAACTGCCGCAGCAAATAATTTAGGCACTGGTAGGCAAGATTTTCTAAGAAGAACACAAAATGAATTTGCAGCTATTGATAAGTTAGAAAACATATTGACAACAAATCAATCTGTTACCGAAAAAGTCCTTGCTGCACAAAAAGCAGCAAGAGTTAGCACTACAGCAGATGATAAGGGCAAAGTTGCCGAGGGGCTGGCAGACACTGAAATCACAGCCCTAAAAGACGAATTGATCAAACAGTTGGGCGGCAATGTAAGTACAGAATTGGAAGCTGGACTGCTTGAATACGCTAGAAAACTTGCCAGTAGTTTAGATGCCACCGTTGCTGCTGATGAGGTAAAGAAACAGCTTGGAGAAACCGCTGCTAGATTTTTTGAGGAACAAAAGGAAAACATTGAAAAGCTACAGGAAAAACGACAGGAGCTTCAGGACAAAGAGCTTGAAGTAGCTGCCAAGCGTGTTGCAGATGCAAAGCAGCTATATGATATTCAAAAAGAATCTAGCATGAAGATAGCGTCTCTTATTAAAGAAAGTCAAGACTTTTTTGATGTAGATCAAACAACAAGAGGTAGAAAAGCATCTGCTGCTAGAAATATTAAATTTGCTGAAGAACAAGCAGGTAGAGTTGCACAGGCTAGGCGATCATTTGGCTTTCGTGCGGATGTCCGTCCGGGGCAGCAAGCTGCTGGGACTATCGCAGCAATGTTTGGTTTTGGAGCCTCGGCTGAGAACGAGATAGCAGCAGATGTTGCAGTAATTGTTGCTGACGCAAAGAAACTTAAACAAGTTGGTCCAGAATATTTAAAGATAATTAACGATCAGATTGATGCAGAAAAGACTAAGCTCGATGCTTTACGTGAACAGGCTATTGCTCAACGTGACGCAACACAGGCTCTACGCGATGCACAGGGCGATCTAGTTAATCAGTTTGCATTTGGCACGGATGAACAGCGTGGGGATCTATTAAGAAGTGCAAACGCTGCACAAATGGCGGCTTCACAAGGAAGTCTTGCTGGTCTTAGTGGAGAAATGCGTGGTCAAGTATCTTCGTTCTTAGATCAATTTTCAGATGTTCGTCTAGCACAATTTGGCGGTAGAACAGGTGCTCAGGTTAAGGGAGATATTGCCGCCGAGGAAGCTGTACGTGCCGGTCTGATCAGCAGATCTCAAAAAGCAGACTTTGCCGCCAAAGCCGCTAAGAAAGCTGTGCCGATTGATCAAAAATTAGCGGAAGGTATTAAAAATCAAGAAGAGGTTATTAAAAGACTATTTGAGTCAGAAAGAGCATTAAAAGAGGCACAGTTGAATCAGGAATTGCAAAATACTAAAGACATGGCTGGGATTGTAAGTCAATTTGCTACCGCTGTAGCTGATCTAGAGAAGAAGTTAGGTCAGGATCTGACTGACGCGATTGCTAATGGAATGAATGCTGCTAGACAGAATCAGATTAACGCTACTAAGAAGGCACAAGGTCTAGCCGAAAAAGGAGAAGATCCTGAATTAACGAAAAAAATAGCAGATAAACGAAGAGAGGTACAATTAGCGAAGGCAGCGGCTGGAAAAGCAGCACAAGATGAACATAACATAACTAAGAAATTAAATTCAATGCCTGTCCGGCGTTCCCGTTCCGGTAAGGGAAGTAACACGAGAGCGACTCTAGTTAGACAACAGAAAGAAGCAGCTAGAGTCCGACAGGCAGCATCTGATGCAATGCACACAAAACAGGCAGAGTTGGAGGCTTTGGAAGCAAAAGCAGCACAAGCCTCCGCTTTGCCAGTGTCACCGCAAACGACGACGGCGATTGATCAGGGAGTGAATAATACCACCCCGTCAGTGTCACCGGGGCCAAGTGTCATGCCTGCTATTGCTTCTCCTCCTCAGTCCGTGGCGGGATTAACTCCTTCAGTTACCACACCGGCGGGAGGATCTTCCGTTGAACAAATTCCTAAATTTGAAATAACAGGATCACAACAAATTACTATTGCTATGCCAGACGTTCAAGCTGCTTTCAGCAAAGAAATTACGGGAATGGTTTATTCCGCAGTTGCATCAGTGTTTAAGACGGCTGCTGACAAGATAGACGGTTCTACATCTCCAGAAGGTGTTGCGTTGGCATTGCAAGATGCGGCAAATAATACTCAAACAGTAGGAGTAAGTCCATAATGCCAGTTATAATAACAAAAGCAGATTCTAATGGAACAGAATATGATTATTATCTGGTTCCGGCTCCATTAGTATCTTTCAATAAACAAACATATAATAATATAGGTCGTCCGGGGTTTGGGGCTGACTACTCTGTTTCTTTACAGGGCACGTTAGTTCCAATGCTTGGAAATCCATATTATAGCGGAGATGCATCTCCAGTAGAATGGTTAAAAAATGATGATGATGCTGACGGGATATTCCGTAATCGCGGAGTTGATAGCGATAGTATTGAAAATCACCCATTAACTGAAGCTAATCTTTTAGATACAACAATTAGAAAACAAGAAAAGGTTCGATGGTTATTTAGTAATCCATTAGTTAGTGGAGTTGCCCGCCCAATCAAAATTGCCATTCGTGGATGGGACGACGCTGATTATGGAGGAAGTGGCCTATCTTTTAATGCTTTTGTGGATGATGTTTCTTTTGATCCTGATGGGAGAGGCGTTAATCCCGGCGGCTATACAGTAAACATGAGGATGAGCAACTTTCTAACAAGTGCAAATCTCAATGAGTTTTCTGATTATACAAATGAAAATGCCCCGAAGTATCAAATTTCTAGTTTAACTGAAAACTTCGATATCCAAGAAGATGGTCAGAAGACATTGCAGTTTGGCACCGACGCTAGTTATGGACATAAAATTTTCCAAAGTGCAAATAAAGTTTATACAATTAACCGTTCTATCTCTGCGGTAGGATCTCCGGTATATGATGAAGACGGAGCTTATGTCAGTGGATTAGCTCCGTGGCAACAGGCCAGCGGTTTTATTTATGAACACCTTGGCCTTGGCAGTGGATATATTCCAGAGATAAGATCTGAATTAAGACAATATTTAGGCAATAGCTATTCTGTTGGAAACACCGTATATCAAGAAACAGTTGATAAAGAGGGTGGAACATATAGTCTCACTGAAACCTATACTGCATATAGCGGCAACTATCCAGTAATTGAAACCATTAGTATTAATCAAGATGTTGGCGAAAATGAATCTAATACATTTAGTATACAAGGAAATATTCAGGGGTTAAATACTGCTGATGGCTTCTCTATCTCAACTAATGCTTACACAAACGCATCTGGATATTGGGAAACAATTTCAACAGGTGTTCCCGCTGTCGCTTATTATCATGCACTTGGTGCTTTACCAGCAGGTAGCTGGTTGCATCCAAAAGCATTAAGTAGATCAGTTGGTAGAGATTTTGCCGCTGGAACAATTTCTTATTCATATAATTTTGATGATAGACCGCCAAATCTTGTTCCGGGAAGTGTATCAGAAAGTATTCAAATTAGCGATACGTATCCGGGAGAAATTTTCTCTGTTACTCCAGTCATAGGTCGTAGCCAGCCAGTTTTACAATATCTTAACTCAAGAAGTGAATATAAAAGAAATTTATCTATTAATATTGTAATGGGTACTCAGGCTCCATCGTGGAGTCTGGATCAAGTCAATGGAAGCGGAACGTTATCTGATGGTACGGGTGGAGCTTTAACAAGAAGAGATATCCTTAAAGACTTGTTAATTAATAAAAAACCAAGTATTACTAATACTGGCGAACTTAATGAAATTTATCAAGCTGCGAATCCAGCAAATGACCTTAATGTGACTGCTGGCAAATGCTTCCATTCAGCACCAAATGAAAGCTGGGACGCAAGAACAAGAAGTTATACTTATAGTATTGAATGGACTTATGAGAGGAGTTCTTAATGCCGACAGACATTCAGCCTTTTGGAACAACATCTTCACAAGCTGCTCCAGACTTAGCCGTTATCAAAGCATTTGGATGTACCGTCGTTGACTTTAATGTTTCAGCAGATTGGTCATCTCAAGCTGGTAGTTTAAGTTTTAGATTAATTGAAGATGAAGGCGATGGCGATAGACTGGTTATTCCAGTTCTTGGAAGCCCTCATATATTTGAACTTAAAGATACCAGCGGGAATGTTCTATTTGAGTATATTGGCTTAGTTGATTCTTTTAGTAGATCATCAAATAATAGCAAAACATACTCTGTCAGCTTAACAAGTCCACTAACTATTTTAAATGCCACCCAAGTTATTATGGATGGATTTGCCGGACTTGGCGGATCTTTAGAAGCAAATTCTGATTTTAGCGGAACCAGTTATTATGACTTCGGACACAATAATAGTCTAATTACTGTAGATAACAGTCCCGGACAATATCATTGGCATAATGTCTCTAATCTTATCAATGTTTTGGGTATTCTGGAAAATGATCATCCAAATTATCGTGTCCCATTCGCTACAGACTCATACGGCGATTTTGGTTACAGCGGAAAAAGTGCAGACGGTATCCCCTTAATAAAGCTGATATGGGCTTTACATATGGGCGTTAATCATCTACCAACATTGTCAGAAGAACAGAGACAAAGAACGCATGGCGGAAATCTACTGTTTGGTAGACATAATTATAATGTCATTAGAGATGATGAAGGTATACCTTATTACTATCACTTTGACGCTATTGGTTTTTACAATCAAGTTATTGATGCCTCACCAAATATTGGCCCTCAATTTAGAGTGGGCGGATCTAGTAAAAGCATAGCAGAGATAGTGTCTGAAATTTGTCAAGAAGCAAATCTAGAATACTTCTGCTATATTGACTTGAATAAAAATACTGATATTGATGGTAATCCTATTGGCGATCCTACATTACAGGAGGATGATCCCAACTGGACTCAGAACGCTATATGTAACTGGCCTTTAAATAATAGCAAGTTTACAGAAGAAGGCGGCAAATACGGCGGGACGATAAGAATCAAAGTTCTAAATAAGAATTCATTTTTTAATGGATCTAGACCTTTTAGTAATATTGCTTATAACATTATTGGTTTAGAAGTTCCAGATATTAAAGATTCATATTGGACTACTCAAGATGGGATACACCCCGGAAAGAGACCAGTCAATAATACAGATTATGGATTGGCGGATCTAAATGATACAACATATTCTGATCCATTAGATTCTAGCGGTATAGATTCTGCCGATGAAGGCTTTACTGGAGTAGGTACACAATCAATTGCTAACGGTGGAACTTTTCCTGTTGCTACAGGATATTGGGATTCTAGCAAACTATCTGATCTAAAGATAAAGAATTCTGACGTTTCTATCAAACTAAACGATTTAACAACAATGAAAGTTGTTACGGGAGGTTATCAAACAAGATTAGTTAGCGTTCCTAGAAAATATCTTCGTCAATACTGGGGCGATATTATTATACCAAATGCTTCAGATCCTAGAGAAACTGCTGATACTGCTACTGATTCGTTAGGACTAAATGAAACGTCTACTAGAAAAATTCCAGTAATTACAAACATGTTAGATCCTAGAGATGTTGATGATTTTATTTTAATTGATATGCGTAGTGACTTTGCAGGATTAACAGTTCCGGGAGTGTTTAAAAATGGTATCTATGCGGCATCTATGTTAGAAATTAGATGTGCTATGACCGGCAAGGGTAGCTGGGATGCATTCTTTAATGATTATAAAAGCAAGAAGTTTATTAATTTACGAGAGCATTTTTATCCTAATTGTGTTGTGCCTCCAACGGGTGAAGATGAAAGTTCGCAAGAAGATAAAGAAGAGTCTACTAAAAAACAAAATGCCGCTGGAGGCATCGGTTATGCTGGGGCTTGTGATATATTAGGTATTGGAAATTTATTTACTCAGAGTCTCACAACTCAAAGTATAGTTACAGAAACCTATGATCCTGATGGTCAGCCACAACCATGCTTAACTGAAGATGGAACAGAAGTTCCGGCAGCTACGTATATTGAAAAACAATTGACTGGATGCGATGACGATGGAAATCCGGTATATAGCGATGTAGAAGTTACTGGTCAATGTCCACCAGTATTAACATGTGCTTTTGCTAATGCACAGATAAGAGACTATATTTTGCCATTAATTTATGAGCGTGTAAAAACTATTGGGGATACCCATTACGGCAAATCATGGTATGCACCAGTACCTTATTTAAAAACTATAGAAGATTTAAATGGCGATAATCTAGTTGGAAACTTTAAACGTTCTTGGGAATTAACTGACTCAGCATATGTAGAACCTTCTCAGTATTATGCTAGGCAAATTCCACAGAGCAATATGTTTATCAATGACGGCAAGGTATCTCCATTTATTAACTATGATCATAGTTTTATTGGAGATGGTGCTGGATGGGACGAGAATTATGCCGCTGACTTGAAAAATTTGTTCAACGGTGCAAATGTAAAGGTATTTAACTTTTCAGAATATAATCTAGACTCTCTATGTATTACAAAATATGGCAGTTACTCTATTTTACACGCATCTCCGTCTAATATTGAAAATCAATACAGCTTTTTACCATATGGCTATGATGCTATTTATACTAGAGCATCACTTCCCTTCAGTTCTATTGTAACTGGACATAGACGGTATTTTCAGGAATATAGCTCATCTGGACTTGGCCCAGAGAGTGTCACGAAGGCTGGAAGTACTAACACCTCAAACAATTTATCAAACTATACTCTCAATAATGGACAATGCACTCCTTCAGTTTGTAGGTCTATAGCTGACGGCGATCCTACACCATCTGGATATTTTGCTTATAGTGGAGTAATTGGAATACCAAGAGAAACACAGCCGGAATGGTTGAATGCCATTGTTCCAGCATTAACTAGCTTAGAATATAGTGACAATGGAAGATTCTGTTTCCCGTTCGTAAAGTTTACTACTGACAGAGTTTTCTTGCCACAGCCTAAGCCGGGGCTTGCACAAGGAAAGGGTTTAACCAATGTGCCAAGTGCAGATGCATTCAAGAGATTTATTGGTGCTACGGATGTTAACGCTGGAGACTTAGATGGCTGTTCAACATGGGAGACATCTTATCTTGCAGCAAGCGGTAAAGCAAGACAATATAAAATAACATCCGACGATGTTGTAGAAAACCTTCAGCCATTTAAAGTATGCGTTTCTCCTAAATCTATAAATTATGCTCAAATTTCTACGAGATATGTTTATGGTCCTTGGATGACAAGTCTACCATATGTTCCATTCAGAGGTAAAATAGAATATGAGCAAGACGAATCATTGGTTCCAGAGAACTTTCTAATTCCAGTGGGATTTGGAACATTTGGATCTTATGACTTGTCTCAAACTAGCGGATTGACCGGAATGAATCTTGCCGCACAGGGTAGAGCAAATGCTATTGATGACTTTGCTTTGTTTGCAGTTGAAGAAGGCAGCTTTTCCATTCCGGGTGCTCCAGCAATTACTAGAATTGGAGACGGTCTTTACGGACTGCAACAAGTTACAGACATTAAAATCAATGTAAGTTCAGACCAGATTGACACTACTTATACTTTTAAGACAATTTCTCCAAGATTTGGCAAAAATAATAGAGATATTGAGAAGAATATAACTAAAATATCTAATAAGTTAAAGAAACTTAAATTAAGGTAATACAATGACTAAGGAACAGTTAGGTTGGTCATATAATCCAGCGTCTTTAATTCTTGTAGGCGAGATTACTGAAGCATTGCGGGCACAGGGCAATGTTTCTGCCACTGGAACTAGAATAAATGCGACCGCTGATTCGCCAGTTAAAAGTGCAACTTATCATGAAATTCCACAGGCACAAGTTGGATTCATGCAGTATAGTGAATTTGCGAACAGTGCTAGAAAATTTAATGAAATACCATCTACGGAAACTGCATATTCTGGAAGACATCCTTGGAATCTTATTGGTGCTACAAGTCTAGATGCGGTATTTTATCCGTATACAACTCAAACGGATGAATACAGAGCGGGAAAATGGCTACCATATTGGACAAAGCCTACAGAAGCGGAAGGCGGCGATCCAACTGCAAGAGAGCTAAATCCATTCAATCCATTCAATGTTTTAGATGGAATAAATCCAAAGGGCGGATATTCTGTTGCTAATGATCCGTGGATGTCTAGCGGTCATAATATTGCAATGGCTTTAAATTATAATCCAAAAGATTCTGGTATAAATGGAAGTGGCGGATTTGTTGGAGACACTGGGATTTACCCTAGCGGATCTGGGTCTCCTATTGACTTTTATTTTGAAAAGGATCATTGGGGCAGACATATAGTAGAAACTGAAGGCATTAGAGGCGTTGGCTTTAAAGCACCAATGGTTTTAACTGGATGGGGATACGATACTGGAGGTAATCCCGTTCCATCAAGTGGCAGTACTTTTCATCCACAAGCAATGTACAATCCGCATTTGTGGAAGTCTGGACCTGTTGATTTAAGATGGGATGATGCGAGAGGCGTTTGGACCGGAGGAAATACTACTAAGATATATTTAGTAAAATTAACCAACGTTTACACTCCCCCAAGTTTTTCGTTTGAGGTTGATAGAAGTAATAGCAGAGATCAATATAGTAGAAATGCCCCACAAAATATGAGGGCTTTTGATTCTACCGAGGCTATATATGATCCTGAATATCTAGCATATACTGCAAATGAAGATAACAAAAATTATTATGAACAACTGGATTATACAAGTTTAGAGTTTCCATTTTATGAAGCATTTATTATTCGCGAAACTAAAGATTCGGTAGGTCAAAATTATTATAATATATGGACCAATGACTGTCAAGACTGTGGACATATTACAAATAGTGGATGCGGCACACAACATGGTAGCGATTCTACTGGTAAAAGAGTGTTGATAGAAAATCCTTTACGTCAATCATTTGATGTTGGAGATTTAGCATTCACTGTAGATACTGGACGTAGAAAAAATGTAAATACAGGGTCTTTTATTGGCGGATCTGGAGAAAATGCTCGTGGTCAAATCGTGATTGATACAAGCGGTAATGGCTCTTTTCAAGTCACCTCGTCTGGATCTGGTTATACTTATGGAGGATTTGCACTATATTCTGGTTGCGATATTTGTGCTAGTCTAAGTTTAGTATTTTCTGATGGTAAACTAACAAGCGGAACGTTAGATCCAAACACTGGTTTAACAAATTATGGATTAACATGTCCCGTTCAAATCTATGCAAATAATGCAACTGCTGAAACAGAGAGTCTACCAATACATTGGGTGACTCAGGCAGAGTTTAAATCTCAGCAAGTTGTTACGCATGTAGAATGTGATAATGGCACTTTACAATCCTGTACATTAAAATTACAAACACAAGGATATAAGACCTGTGAGTGGTGTGGAGAAGACACGGCACTTATAAATAATTAGGAATTTAAAAATGGCTTTTATAACTCAGAGCGGGGACACTCCCTGTTATTCATGTGGCAAACAATGTATAAATGTAGAATTTTGTAGTGAAGGTGCCACATACGACCTAAGTGAATCAAACGGTATATCTCTTTCTAAGAATATAAAAGTTAAGATCATAGCCAACCCCGACTTTTGGGGCTTTGGAACTATAGAGGATAATGTTTTAATATCTGGCTGGGCCACATGGGGTACAAGCTACTACGATTTCTTTGACGGTCATGACGAAGATCATTCAGCCACAAAAACATGTGGCAGTGTGACTTATGGGCCATTTATGAATGAACAACGTCCTGATGTATTTTATAGGACCGTTTATGATCCTTACGACTCGTCATTAGCCCCTACATATAAAAAACATTATGATCAGGCTGGAGATTTAGATACCAGCACTCCACCAAAAGACAGGGGAGGTGCCGAGACTTACCTAGTAGATAGACCAAAAGGGCTTATAGAATATGTAACATCTGATGAAAATTCTTGCGACACTACAAGCCCAAACAAGGTTTTTAAGAAAACTCCAGAGAATTTTGGCTGGGGAAATAAGATAAACTTCAGCACAAAGATATTTAAAAACCTTAGTGGTGCATGGAGACTATCTAGTATAGAAAACTGTTATGAGACTGAAGATCTATACGCTCCTCCCGGATACCTATTAGATTGTAGTGGGGAGCCTAAGCAAAATATTGCTAGAGAAAGTCACCGCTTTGAGAAGTACGAGCATAATCAAAACCGAGCCAAGCTAACTGGTATTTCAAATTACTATAATTATGAATCCGGTTGTAGACCTGACGGTGCAGTAGCAGGAGAATACGCCGGTGGTTTTACAAATGCTAGTGGAATTTATCGTTCCGCCCAAGATGATTTTATACAAGCACGTTTCACTTATGGCGATGGTGCAGCCAGCGGTTTAAAAAATGGAATGACTTTAGGATTATATAACACCGTTAGTGGACAATTTAATGGGTCTTATACATTATTTGATGTTACCCATGAATCTAATTATACTTCAGCAAAATTTGTAGGTACTCAAGGTGAAGAGATCTTCTCTTTATCTGGATTAGCCACGGAAAGTGGTGATCATTGGATAGCATTTAATACGTATGATACTGACACATGCTGCGGACTGGCTGCATATGGAGTTGATGATAGATGGAAATCTACCTGTAATACTGACTTTCATGTAGACTTCAGGAGAGTCTTAAATAATCCGAAAAATATTCGCCAGTCTAATAGAGATAGAGAATGGAGATACAATTACGGACTGTTTAATACAATTACTTCAAATGTTGATGCCGACAGTCCAAGATTTGATCAAAATTATGTATCAGTGAGTGGTGGGTACGCAATTATTCAGAGTGGTGAAGAATTAATCACCTTTTCTGGATCGTATATGAGCGGAATTCCATATTTACAGAGAGAGATGTCGTATTACGGCCCCTTCTTCAATGTAGATGCTTGTGATGATGCAAAAAGACTAGAACAAAAACAAACGCGGCTGAAAAATAAAAACGCTACATGTTACAGCAAAAGAGCGACCCTTGAAATATTTCCAGACTGTGTAACCCAATTTGATAAGTATAATGAATGTGAAACCGAGACGGAAAAATATAAACAAAATCGACTACCTAGATTAGCTTTTGTTTATCGTGGATGCGACTTTAATGACAAGTGTTCATTTGACAGCTCTGGTCTTCCGCTGGGAGGATGGGAAAATTCTGAACCGGCAGATATGAATGATCTAAAAAGGCAGTTGGCCGGTCAAGAAATTCATATGTTTATTAATCTTGCCCGTGCTTGGGCCGGTAGGAAACCGGGATCTCCCTGTGTATGCGATTGTGGTGAAGACCCGCCTGATGGACAACGACCTCCAGTACATGTATCTATTCCTTCAGTAATGACCTTCCCGACACTGCCAAACTTCGATATTGATCCGACTGGATATGGATGCTTGGACGCAAGGTATCAGCTTCAGCAGTATAATCTATATGAAGGTCCGAATTATACTGATCCTAACACAGAATTTTGTGATCCACTACATACATCTTGCTGTGCCTGTAATATACGACAGCCATATACTACATATGGTTACATTATGAATTTATGCGGTAAAGAAGACCGTAATAGAAAGGATGTTATTACTAAGGCGTTTGCTAAGTTAAATCATGAAAAAACCTACACTAATCAAACTCCGTTAATAGACATTGATGAGCCTATGTACTGGAGTGTCACAGCCCCAATTCCAGCACCATTCAACCCCTCTAGTGGATTATGGAGTAGTGGAACATCCAGCAGGGACGATGAGGGTGGTGACTTTTTCCAATATGGAGGAAGTGGATATGGATGGTGGGGATTAGCTGACACAAACAAAGCCGTAATTGCTCCTTACTTTACAACAAAATGTGGCGAATTTAGCTGCTGCGGGACACCAGAATGCAATCATATAGATTATGATGCTAGTGGAACTTACACAAATGTTCTTGGCACTCATAATGGATGGCCTACTGATGGAGTTCCGTTCTTTATTGAATGGGAAGTTGATGATAGATGTCTTGGATGTGTTAGTGCAAACATGAAGGCCGAGCCGCTCCATATAAAATTTAGTGGATTAGGGACTGAATATATTTGGGACGAGGCTGATAGATACGGACATAACTACTGTAAATATGGTGATCCCGGATTTCTAAATCCGAAACTAGAGCCGGGATTATTTACCTGTGCGGATGGATATGGAAATGATTATTGTGCCAGCGGAGATGGATTACGTAAAGAATATGGACATGCATATACTGGTGAAACCTGTGGATGCCTTAGCTCCGAAGACGGATTTTCTGCAACATTAGAGCCTGTTGTAATTCCCAGCAGCGAGATTGTAATTGGATGGAGAAGCAGACGGGACGGTGGTGGAGACTTGGGAGAAGTTGTTAGTTGTGCTTCATATAAAAGTAGGTACTTAGATCAGGATTATTTAGAAACAGCCGGATGCGGCTATAGAATTTTTGCAAAGGTAGAGCTTGCATGTCCCGGATTTCACGATTATTTAATAGATCCTAGATATCCAGAGGCGAAATATGAAAGTAATCCAGTGGCTGCATTATGGGATGGTGGAGCTTCTTGTCAACACCATTATCCTGCTAGGGTTGGTTCTGCTGGAGATCTAGAATTAAAAACTACATTATATGCTGTAGTACCTCAATATGTAGACTTGTTTAGAAATATGACTGCCTATGGTTTAAGACATATTGATACCCTAGCACGATGCCTTACTTCTGGAGATTTTTATGAAGTAAACAATTTATTTGGATTTTGTCCGGGAGATACTATTTATGCTTATGGATGTGAGTTAACGGCATCTAATGGAAGCAGATATTTTTATGGATGTCCAAATCCAGTAAGCCCATCTGAAAATCCTTGTAGTGGAAATACATTATGTAATACATGCCCCACGGGAATAGAAACATTTCGTCCCGGTGGTGGCGGTATCTCTTGTTTGTGTGATGAACAAATTGGATTTGAAGGTGTAGAACCCGCTAGGGCACCGTCAAACTATCAATTTAATTCGTGTTTTTGTGATTGTCAAGATCCAACATTAGCTGCTATATATGAAATTGATTCTAATCATCAGCCTGTTTTAACATCTGGAAGTAGCTGTGCGACAATTTATTGGATTGGAGCTAGTGGAGCCAATGGAACTGTAATAGGACCAACAGATTTATCTTGTGGCCCTCCATGTCCATACATGGGTATTAATCTAGGCACCTTTTCTTCAACAGATTGGTGGGACTGGAATCATGGGGTGAATGGATTAGTCAGCGGGATTAAATATGAGTTGAATGAACCATACATTGGTGGTGAGTGTGGACAAATGTCCAAAGGAGACTATCCCGGATCAGTAGTTGAATGTTCAGCAGTAGATTGCAGTCAGGATTCTAACGTTGGAAGCAAAAGTTGTGGCAATCCAATATATCACGGATTAGTTGGTGATGAACTGCCATTTTCTGGCGTTGAAGTTCGCAAGAAAAGATGTGCTCCCGAAGTTGCAATTGTAAATAAGATCGACTGCTTTATTGGTCCTACTGGAGACACACAATATAGATTAGACCTTTCTAGAGAATACCATGAGCACGACAGAACTTGGTATGAGCAAATTGTCGATGGGGAGGGAGAACAAGTTTGTGTAGCAGTTGCTGCTGGTGCCTACAGTGGAGAGGGTCTTTGCCATATCATTCCTTATGCCTTAGAAGCAGACACTGTTACTCCAGCATATGAGGCTCCATGCAGTATTCATCCGTCATCGGGTGTTTATGTAAATCAAGATTATCAATTTTCATCTCCGGGTTCTTCATATAGTCATGTATGGAATTATTTTAATTTATTTTATTCAAGTGGTCATCTGCCGACAGTAACTACCGGAAATTTAATTCCTTCAATAAATAGAGATGGCGATGGTCAATTCAATTGTAGCGGCCTTGGACCAGATCCGCCAGTTTCTACAACAATTTTTGAAACTGGAAAATATTATGATCCACTTAACTTTTATGGAATATTTGAAACAAATAAAAAACACAGTTGCGTTCAAGATTCATCTGAGTGTGGTGGTGAACTATGGTGCAATAAGATGTTGTTTCCAAGACATCACTATGCTAGTGGAACTAAGGTAGCTGCTTTTGCCGCACCTAGTGTTTGCACTACGACAAGTCAGTTTAAAACCGGCTATGGTTTTGATGGGTATACAAGTGCGGGAGAAGGTGATGATTTAAACCGAGAGCAGGTATTGAGATTTAGAGACTGGTGTGATGATGAAGTATTAGCAACGATTCAGAGTGGAGTTCATATTGACGATGTAACAATCATAGTAGATGACTATCTACCTTTAATTGGAGTCGTCCATCCCGGATGGAGATTTGCTTCAGATGTTAAAAGCTGTACTGTTGTTGGAACTGGATGTGTGTCACAATTACCATTACATAGTGAACATACTATCTTAGCGGGCATACATCAGCCAAAAACATTTACTTCTAATGGTTTTGAGTCTATGGGCTACTATCTTGATAGGTTTGGAGTTTCTTTAGACGAGTCACAAACGGGACTAATTAGAGCTAGCGGAACTCCTGTTTCTGGAAATCATCAGTGTTTATTTAACCCATTTAAAATAATGATAGATGTGGAATGCTCACTTAATCGTATTGCTAGAAAAGGGGTCGAGAGAGATCCTCCTACATTGCTAAGAGGGGTGCAAGAATGGCCCGCAACAGCATGTCTTGGCAATATAGCAAATCCTCCATGTTCTTGTGGTGATAGTCAATGCAACTATAATGTTGACCCCCGAAAAGGACAGTGTCAGCAATTCAGACTAGCTACATATGTTGGAGAATCTGCAAATGCTGACTACTTATGTGCGTCAGGCATTCCCTCTCCGGGAAGTTGTCCATATCCAACCTGTGAAAGTGGTCCATTCCCTGTTCTAAAGATAATTGGAACTACTGGAGCATGGATTAGTGCAGACAATCTAGTTGATATGCCAGAATTTTCAGGAACCTACGGTGGAACTAATATAGGCACCTGTTATGTTCCTCCCTCTGGTACAATCTCCGTCTCTTATTCCTATGCAACAACTGGTGTAGAAGCCGGATGGATGAAAAATACCTGCGATGGAAAATATTATAGAATTGATGACACCGGATATGCTCCAGTTTGGCAGTGTGATCAGTATCAATATATGTCATTTGCTGCTGGATCTATAATGTATCCAGATAAATGTAGCTGTGAAGTTGATTGGATAAATGGATTATGTAGTGCTGACAAACGGTGTGTAGACTTCCACTCTTGTGATTGTGGAAATGGGTTTATTAATGACATGCCATCCCCTCCAGCATTAACCTTCAATAGCGGCTGGTGGACTGAAGACTGTCACTGTGAAGGAACGGCAAAAACCGAATCTCCATGCACTAATTCAAGAGTTCAATTTGAAATTACAGAAGCTGGTTATGACTGAGAATGAAAGTTAAGTCAATCTACCATTTGTTTATTGGGCATGAAGAAGATTCCCATTTTGTTTTAGCTTGAAGAAAGCATCCGCATTTAGTGCATCTAGATTTGTCCTTACTAATAAATGGACATGCTGCACAAATTTCTAACCGCTGCGTTTGTACATTAACGTCTACATTTTTCATCCCGTTGGATATATGATTTACTGCGGATTTTGCAAAGTTTTTAGCCATTTGTATGGCACTAGGCATTTCTTGTACTGATTCTTCTTGTACTGGTTCTTCTTGCTGTATAAACTTGTTATCATTATTTTCTTTACAATTATTAGGGTTTTGTCCGGGACCGCGACATGCCTCCCATTGAGCAAAATAACCAGAATGATTCTGACATAGTTTATGATAATGAGAGCTTTTTTGAATTCCATGTCTCTCACAAAATCCAGCAAGTGGACATTCGCATTGAGTTTTGGCTTTGTCACTCATTAGTTATTCCTAGCAAGTTTTGATATGTTCCAACACCTAATAACATAGCATCAAGATAATCTCTATCTAATGCAATAAAGTGAACGTGACCAGCCATCTCTTGCCTAATGATTGGTGCTTCCCAATTCATTCCTTCAAATTCAGAAGAAGATATTGACTGTTCAACTATCTCACTAAACATTACCTTTTCATTTTCTGTTTTAAATATTAACCTATAGTACCTCATTATAGTCTCCTATAAATCTTAAAAAAGCCCCGCCAAGAATTCTCAGCGGGGCGGGCATGGTTTTAAACCAGCGGCAAGTGATTACTCTTCCTTACCCGTTTCTTTATTATATTTAGTCCAAGGCTTCCAGTTTCCTTCCTCGTCCTTATTCTTTGGAAACAATCCGCCACCTTTCTTATTTACCCCGAACTTACGCTTAGCATAATGACATTCAGGTTGTGATGGATCAAAGCATACCATTTCATAGTATTCATTGTCATCATTATCAGAGCGAACATTAATCTTCACTCTATCGGAAGTTTGTCCATTTCTCTCACAAGTGCAGTTGTCAAACAACTCTCCCATGTGATATAGAAATTTAAACATATCGCAATCTGTATCGCATTCTTGTGACACGACAACTTCTTTACCACCAATCTTTACAAGATATTCTACTTTCATGTGTTCCAATCCTCATCATAACCTTTAATACTGTCTGAGATTAGTTTTTTGTCATTTGATAATTTATTAAGTTCTTTAATCATCTTTGCAGCAGTTTCTTTCTTTACCTCATAAATGCTTCTGTACTCCTTTTCTCCAGAATTAACAAAGGCAAGCACATTGATGTCTAGCTTTCTACAACGATTGTCAATGAAATTAACCTGATCATTGTTGATTCTGTCTTCGTTTTGTCCCGACTGTTCGCCTAAGAACTTAGATACATCTTTCTTGCATAGTTCTTCAGCCGCAACTACTCGAAGTTTCAATGCCTTGCGTAGTGCTCTACCTTCCGCTCTAGTACTAGCTGTAGCAGCAGCATGAACAGCAAACAGGTCATCTGTATTGCCTTCCCATACTTCTGCTGCATCAGCATACGTTTTAATATACTCTTCACCACTGCATCGTCTACATAGAAACTGAACTTCGTAAACAACAGTGGCTCTACCAATAGGACTATTGTTCTCTGCATGAACAACCATAGTTGGCTTGCTTGAGATAATTTCTCCAATCAACATTTCTGCTACACGCCTTAGTCCAGCAACTAATGGATTGCCATCAATTAATTCCTTAGCAGTAAAGAACGACATCGCGTAGTCGCTCCATTCTGGATCATTAATGCTTGGTACTACTGCTTCTTCAGATTCTTCTTGCTTCGCCATCTTTTACCTCAATTTCTATCAACCGTTTATTGTTTTCGGGAAACTTTTCCCGAATCCTCTCAAGTTCATTTAGGATTAATTCTAGCAAATAATTCATTCTTGTCAATGAAATATTCTTGTCAATTTGACGAATTCTCAAAATGACATATCCGTTACTGAGAATAATGCCCTGCTTTATTGTATCCGCTGACTGCTGTTTTTGTAGCTTCTCTTCTCCCCAAATTGGCAAAAAATGTCCGGGTCCATCAATCTCGATAGCGGTTTTCAATTCTGAAACAAACAAGTCAACTTCAAGATTACTTCCCGGAACAAGTCCCGTCTTGTGGAATTCAATAGAATAACCAGCCTGAGACAAGCCATTACGAAGATGTCTTTCAGTTTTCGAGCCGGTCTTACTAGCTTGTCTTACACCCTCTAAAGCAAGTGCTCTAATTTCTTCCTGCTTAGCCTTTCCTAGAGCCTTCCAGTTATCCTTACTCATTTGAGATAGTCGTTCTTTTTCCTGCTCACTAAGGGAGTGATACGCTTGCGATCTAGACTTGCCAATATTTTCCTTATGAGAAATATCTAGCTTTTTTCCTTTAGTTGGATGTTGCGATCTTCCATTTTTTAAAGCAAGTTTTTGTGCCTCAGAATAGCTTCGTTTATAATACTTGCTATCTCCGTGAAATTTTTCACCCAGAAAGGCTAAAGCACGTAGGACTCTGGTGGAATATGTATTCAGTTCGTTAGCCATTTCATAGCTACTATAGCCCTTTTCATACATATGTAGTAATTTATCTTTGTTTTTTAAAGCGAATTCCATATCTTCTCCAATTTGAAATAGGGTACAATTGCATCTGGCGTTCTATCAGCAATACATTGTATTGGCTCGATGAACTCTTTGGATCTTACAATAAGTTTTAGGTTTTTATTAGTGAAAATACTATATAGTTCTTCAAAGAAGGTTGGCTCAAACATCCATTCTAAATCATATAGATACAACGCCTTGATTGTATTTGATGGACACGATAGCAACTTATCTACATGCTTGATGCTATTGGAGATAAGCAACCCATTATTAAACGAACTCATTTCTCCAACATTATAGATGGATGTATTGATATTCATAAATGGTCTACTAGCATTGAATGGAACAATACATACTTCCTCTAGTGAATTTTCTACGACCTCATTAATAGAATGGAACAGTTCGTAGTTTTGATAAGAATAAGCTAAGTGATCCAAGCATATCATTGTTTTCATCTATATTTTCCAATCATCTTTTGTTTTACTTGTGCAATATCTTTGGAAATTTTATTCAATCCAATTTTCTTAAATATTTTGGCAGATGCATCAAATACCGTATTCTTATCAAGAACATCCTGTTTAGACATTCCATCAATCGTGTATTTTTTGCCTTCGTACACGGCCTTTTCTAATCTGTTTGTAAAATCATCTTTGTCACCAAGAAATACAATTGGATTCCCACCAGCTACAATAATATCTTGCAATCTTGCCGTATCATTTAATCCATTTGCGATTGAAGCCTTGGCATGTCTATAATGTTTAAAATATTCATCAACATTGCACATTCCACAATAACCATAAATATTATGCGGGTGCTGATGAAAGAATCTAAACTTTAATTTTTTATCATATACAATATTGAGGCACTCATTAAAAGACTGTGGAGACCCGAAGTATACAACATCAGATTTATATTTATTGAGATCTTTTTCATCTACATCAATTTCTCTTAGAGATACAAATGGGGAAATATATCTATCTGATAATTCATTTGTAAAAGTAAAAGAATTTTCCGACTGTGACTCATTAAAGTTAATTGATACAAATTTTCCGTCTATTGGGAATCGTGCAGCATTTGGGATATTATGAATGATGATATCTGGACTAAATTCATAGATTGATTTCTGATCTAATTCTGTTATATATCCAACTGTATATCCAGCCGCCTTTACTGTATCTACAATTGCTTTTACTCTAGAGTCGTGACTATCAATATAGTACAAGATTTTCATATCATTTCCTTTAATGACTTAATGCTGATTTTATTTTTGCGATCAACATAAATGTCTATTTCTTGATTTACAGTATTTAAGAATTTTTCAACCGTATAAATTTTTTTGGTTTTTGCCTCGTTTAATTTTGACTTGATAGTTCTATAGTATAATTTTGGCACAAAAAGAATTTCTGACCAGATGGTTGGTAGGCCATATGACATATTTATTAGCTTATTGTTTTCATATGTTATGCCAAGATTATAGTTTTTCTTAATATTGTTATAAACACTAATAGAGATTCTATTTTCATCATATGGCGTTATCGCATCGCTATTAAAGATTCTGTCACCATGTATTAAAAAAAAACTTCCTTCTGAACAGCAATTTACAGCAAGTTTCCAAGTATCTATTATGCTTTCCTCTATATAATTTTTATTTTCAAATATGCGTACATTGCTATATTGTTTTTCATCTATATGCTGGATTATTTTTTTTGACTCAAAGCTGGTCATTAACATGATATCTGCATGTTCATAATTCTTATTTATTGTTTGTATTTGATGGTCTACTACCGTATTATTATAGTCAATACATGTTAATGGTATATTTTGAGTACCCTTAACTCCAGACTTGCCTCCGCATAATATAATAAATGTTACTTTATCAAGATGAGTTTGCTTGATAGTATGGATGCATTCTTGTCTATTCATTCTTTAATGCGTTAGCAGTGAATAGTACTTCTGGAAAATGACAAGACGGATAATTATTGTAGATTTCTCCTACAGGATGCTCATTACCTAAGACTGAGAACAACTTTGACATGTCTACAAATAAACACCTAACTCCTGCATTCATTAACGGATGCGACCTGCCATAAACCCTTGTGCTAAATGGTGTCCGAGTATTATTATCTGGATAAATTGACGCGACATTGCTGTTCTCTAAAACCGAAAAATCAATTTGGTCTATTGCATTATCTAGTAATATATCATGCACTAATATTGAGACCACATCAAAGTGGCTATAACTTATTAGTTTTTGAACAATAATTTGATCTGATTTTTCAATATCTTCATAGTTTTCATCAGAGATGTTAATCGCTTCTAAGTCAGAGAACTCAACATGTTCAATTTGAGATCTAATTTTTTTGGACAGCGTAAAATCATGGAAGTTAATTGTTACATTATGCTTCTTTGACTTACACCCATTTATTATTTTTTGTAAGTAATCTTGATTAAGATCTGAGAATATCTTATAGATTATTAGCACATGCTTCATTGATTTCTTTCCAATTGAATACTTGGGGGTCGCTAGATTCTTCACTGGCTATGTTTTTTAGCTTATTAGAAAACGATTCCATCATATCTCCATTAAGCCATTTATAAATATGTACCATACTGACGGACTGATGTAGCTTTTCATCAATCGGTTCGATATGTAATACACGGTGCATCAACTTGGTAGTAAATTTATGGACCTTTTCAAAAATAGTATAGTCAATTTCTTTATCACAATTAAAAAGAAAGACATACCCGTTTTTCAGATGCTTTAAGCAATCAAAAACTCGTTTTTCGTCAGACACATCTTCATCAACGCTTCTAACAAATGAAGCATGAATATCTAATTCTTTAGAGATTTCTAATAATGGACTCAACTTACATTCATGTGATATAATAAATTTAAAACGATTATTTGTTACATCTTTTAATTTGGAGAGGATATCTTTGACGTTATCAATCTCTTGAACTAATAGAATTATTGAGCCGGAAAGAAATACCTCTTCTTCACAAAGTTTTATTTTTTCTTCTAATGATAAGTCTTCATTCCAGTCATGAGTTCTTCTATATCTACAAACTCTATCTATTGATGGGCCGTCATCATTCCATTCTATAGTCGCTCCCCGCTGCGTAAACATATCTATAAGGCCATGACTGCATTCTTTTTTATCTGGATTATAGAAACAGCATTCATTACAAAATGTTCCTAGTTTAGCCATAATTCGTTCCCGTCTTTTAATTTAGATCTATTTATTCTCACATCTTCCCAGATATTATAATTCTGTAGTCTCCGACCAAATACATTAATAATTGACTGCCTATCAACTGGTCTTTGTTTATTTGGATTTGATGGAGTAAATTCATTAGAGAAATGATCATCCCACGCAATCTTGCTAGATCCTTTTGTTAGATCAGACATTAAGTTCCTCGTAAAGTACGAGTTTTTGTGCCCCTCGTAGTAGCAAAATAGTTCGGTTAACTCCCGCACAAATCTTTCATTAGACTTTTCTTCCATATTTATTTTTGAAGGTCTAATGATATTTGCAGGCTGTTTCCAGTCAGCATATTCACAGTCGTCAATGACTTCCATCCACTTTGCGGCAGTCTTGTCCCAGCTATAATGATCTTCAAATAGCTGACGAATATTACTCTTTTGAGTTTTGTCTGATAGAAAAGTTTTTATGATCTCTACTATGCTATTCTCATCAACAACAGCACGATCACATCCAGTTTCTAATTCTTTATACTTTGTATAAGATATTGGATATGCATCTAGTTTATTAACAATGTCTTCCATAGCGGAATAGTTAGTGCAGGCAATTGGTATTCCACATGCAGCAGCCTCAACTTGAGGAAGACCGAACCCTTCTGAATTTGCTGGCTGAAGGTAAAGATCAAAAATGTTATATATCTTTGCCAGTATTTCATCTGAAACGCCATTAGATACACTAGACGGCATTGAACTAAATTTATTACATTTAAGGCAGACTTTTCTGGCATCTGAAAAAAAACAGACTTCAACATTTTTGCAATCTGTGTTTCCGCATACGTATGTCATTAAAACTCTAGAAGAGATATCATTAGAGTGGATTAAGTTTGCTAAATTCCATCCAGCGTCTGGATAGCTGGTATGCATATACAAATATGTTTTGGTGTCGCCAGTTTCTTTTAGATACTTACTAAATGCAGAAATCAACGCGGGAAATAACTTCCGACGTTGATTCCTCATTACACTACCAATAATATTTATATCATCGCGGACGCCAAATTCATCTCTAACAGATTTTTGATTCATAGGAATGAAAGCATCGGATGCTGATGGAGGGGCAGAGCCAACTGTATTTATGTTCTTTCCAGCCTGTTCTTCTAGGACATTCTTAGCCCAATCAGAATAGGTTAGTACATAATTTGCATCACAGAATAAATCAATCCATTCTGGATTCTGTGGCGATGCATCTACAGTTGGCATCCATGCCCATTTGAAAATTCTTCTATATGGAGAATGATATACAAAGGCATCCATCCAATAATCACGAATTGTTAAAACAATATCTGGCTCGAAATCTAAACAAACTCTTTCAAATCTCCAGCTTCCAAATTGATTGCCCGGACTAGAATTATACGATTTCATTTGTTCTTCGTTATGCTCATCTGGAAGAACTGGATAATTTTTCCAAGGAATACTGGAGCGTCTTGGATCATTAGCGGCTCCATATACAGACATTTCCGCTACATCGTATTTACCGCTTCTATATAGACGCGATATTACTTCCTTACTGTATTTTGCATATCCCGTATTTAGATATGCGGCCTCGCTAATGAAGAGTACTCTTTTTTTTCTAGCCATTATTTGTTGCTAGCCTTTCTTTGATTTCTGAAAGTATTGAAGACACTTTATTCGAGTTTAGATTTAGTTTTTTGCCAATAGCTCTATTGGATTCGCCATTTCTCTTTAGTGTCACAATCTTTTCTTCAATTGTATTTTTTAAATTATAATAATCCAATACATCAGATTTGAGAATTTCTTCTGTTTCATCATAACTAAGGCTCTTTAATTCATTATAAATTAGTTCACGGCCAATCTTATTTTTTCTAATAAACTTTATCATATCATTCTTAGCACAGTGCGTAATAAATGTTGAGACCCTTCCTCGTTCTGGATTGTATTTATTTGCACTTTTGCAAATTGCTAAAAATCCAACTTGGATTAGATCTTCTATGCTAAATGCCTTGTTTGGGATATAAAGAGAATTTGCAATACTGTAGATAAGGTTTTTGTTCTCTTCAATCATTTTTTCAACTTGAGAATCCATCATCGTCCTCCGTACTTAATAATCTTAAACTCGTTAATTCTAAAACAAATTAGCTCACTTGTTGGTGAACCACTATTATCATGAGATATTGATCTGGCCGTTGAATCTACTATCAAAATGTAATCGCCGGGATCGGCATTAGATTCGATGGTCAGTGCTGCACCACCCCATGCTTCAAAGTTCAAAAGTTCATAATCAATTTTTTTGTTTTTAGACTTTGTACTTCTTCTATTTTCTATTTTAAGCTGTAATGTTATTTTACAAATACTGGAATCGACATCTGTCTCAAAATTCTTGCTACGTATTTGCCCATAGAATATGCACTTATTCATTTAACTGCCTCAAATGCTAAAAACTTTATCAATAATAAATGAATTTCTGGTTTTATCTTTTATTTGACCAGATAATAATACTGTGGCTCTATCGTATATTATATCTTTGTTTTGCTCGTATACATCAGGAAAAATAACAATATTTTCTAATTCTCCAGAATCATCTTCGGCAGATACAAAAGCCATGATGTCGCCGTTCTTAGTTTTATGCTCTCTAACAGTTTTAATAATTACAGCAATAACACAATTGTCTGCTCTGCCATCTGTCAATTGTTTACATGTGGCATTTGCGTGACATGCATCTGAACAGGCGTTGAGTTCCGAGTGATTAATCGCATATCCAAGCAGCTTTTCTTCTATTCTAGCATATGTCATGGAGTTGTCAGCAAGATTCCTGCCGGGATTTTGAATTCTCATCAAGATATCCTCAATCTTCATGTATCGGCTCTGTGTAGATATAAATCCTCCATCCTTTTTAACTCCATAGGATAGTAGATTTTTTACAATTTCTGCCGCTGTTAAATTATTAATATTGAGATGTTCTTGTATTGACTGCATTTCTTTCTTGGTAAAGTCAGAAAAGCAGTGAAACTCATGAATCATTTCCGTTCTTGATTTGCCAAGACCAGCAAACGCACCAACGCTAATTAAGTTTTCTATAGCTCTCTTATTTACATTAGGTAGTACATGAACCAATAGGTTGGACCAGTTTATGCTTGAAATATTTGAGATACTATCCTTTAATTGTTGGAGATGAATTGCACCAACATTCTTGACGTTGCAAATGCCGAAATGAATAGCTGGAAACATACCATCGCGTTTTCCGAAAGTGAAGTTTTCCTCAAGTACTGAAATGCTTGGACCTTTGATTTCAAGACCTTCCGCTCTTGCTGCCATAATAAGTTGACGCTTTTCCATATCGGGATCAATCTTATCATCGGCATCTCGTAGCCAGTTTTTCATAAACCTGTCAACATAGTAATTTTTTATATAAGCTGACCAATAGGCCATTTTAGCATATGCTACTGCATGAGATTTATTGAATGAATACCTAGCCGACTTTTCGATCATGTCAAAGATCTCAGTAGCCTTGCTTTCTTCAATATTATTTTGTTTAGATCCATCAATAAACTTGACGCGAACCTGCTTCATCAGATCCGCCTTCTTTTTACCAATAGCCTTGCGTAAGTCGTCTGCCTCTTTCAAGTTGAATCCAGCCATCTTAACAGCGATTTCCATCGCCTGTTCTTGATATACAATAACTCCGTAAGTTTCTTCAAGTAGCTTATCAATAGCTGGATGCAGGCTTGGAACTTTATCTTTACCATGCTTTCTATCTACATAATGCTGGGTCATAGACTTTCCATCGACGAAAGCCTTTAAGGTTCCGGGTCTAATAATACTAATCAGTGCTGCTAATTCAAGAATATTATCAGGCTTCAGTGCCCTGCACCATGTCTTGCCAAGATGACTCTCAATTTGAAAGCATCCCTTGACACGGCCTTCGCCAATCATATCCCAAACGGCACGATCATTTTCATTCAATTTTGTGATATCAATCTTCTGCATCTTTATTGACCTTGTTATTTTTTTTCTTTATGTTCAATCATGCAAATGCACCCTTAAACGTTTTACGAGACGCTGTGCTTCTTAACATTCTCATAGTTCTACAGAATAATTCCGCTGTCATAATAACGTCGGACATTGCATCATGTGCCGTCCCTTTATCGTAACCCATATATCCACGGACAAGATTATCGGCAGAAAGTGAATTCACATCTTTATTGTTTTCAAACAATGCAAACATAAAGTCAAGCATGTCAATGCTATGAATTCGATTGAACAAATCCTGCTCGCCACGCTTGTTATCTACAGGTCCAAAATTCCACGGATCTGTCGTACATAGGCGATTCACGATGATAGAGTCAAAACCCTTGATATTATATCCTACAGATACTGGTGCCGACCAATTACTTCCTTTGAAGTTGTACTGATTGACGTAATCTGTAAAGTTTTTCCAGACGGCTTTAATAGTTGGTGCCTTCTTTAGCATTTCTGCGGTCTTTCCGTGAACTGCAACGGCACCATCTTCAAGCGGGTCAACACCAAGTGTTTCACACTTTTTTATGTTTAGCTCTGGCTTCATTAAAGACTGAAACTCGGAACCTTCTTTGATTTCAAGTTTACGACCATGAACAACAACAGCGGCAATCTGTACGGGTTGTGTTGTGTACGGATTAGCTGATGTAGTTTCAAAGTCATAAACAATGTAGTCACGATAATTCATAATTAATTTCCTCAACAGTATTTGAAATTTTCTCCAGAAGAGAAACGCCTAAAATGTCAAATTTAACACATCCAATAGCTTCTAAGTCGCCCATTTCCATGCCCGCAATTTGCTCGGAACTACGAGATGATTTTACCATAGGGCAGATTTTTGTCAAGTCATCAGATGCAATTACAACGCCAGCAGCATGTTTGCCTTGAGTTTTGAAGACGCCTTCCATACGCATTGCCTGCTCAAACACCTTAGCATACTCGCCTTGTAGAGTATCGTCATCGTCAAGCCAGCAGTAATCAATTAGAGAATTCCTGTCATTTTCCAAAGCCCAGCGAATTACTGATGGATTATCCATTTCTTCCAGCAGGTCGGAAATGGCAGCTTCGTTTGGAATCCTCTCCGTAATCTTATTCATTTCGTCAAAACTGCACGACTCATTGACTCTTAACACTTCCTTCAAAATAGACCTTCCTGCAAGTCTACCAAATGTAAGCATCTGGCAAACTTGACTATCGCCATATTTATTCTTTAGATATTCGACAACCTTATCACGGTACGATGGCGGAAAGTCAATGTCGATATCGGGAAGTGATACATGATCTTCAGTATTTCTACCTTCATTATAGAATCGTTCAAAAATCAAGCCATATTCAATTGGGTCGATTAGAGTAATTCCTGTGAGATAGCATACTAATGATCCACCACCAGAACCTCGACCGGGACCAACCAAGCATCCTTGATTTCTAAAATAGTTAACATAATCTTGAACGATTAAGAAGTATCCGGCAAGATTTGCCTTTTCGATAACCTCTAGCTCTTTAAGTACACGATCTTTATATATATCATATTTATATGGATCTACTCCAGTCATAATGAGACGTTTCCATCCCTTACGACATAGCTCCTTTAGATATTCATCTTCAGTGCTTCCATCCGGAGTTTCAAAGTTTGGCAGCTTAGGTTTGGATAGGATATTAATGTCGGCACACAATTCAGTAATCTTGTCAAGATTATCTACCTGTTCTGAACTGTATGCTGCTTCAATAGCTTCTCTAGTCTTAATATGGTATGAGCTACTCCTAATAAATTTAAGCAAGTCGATATCTTTAGCATTGCTAATCTTATCGGCAAGTTGACGCATAGTTGTCTTCAGCTTAGTACAGATTAATACGCGATGATCAACAGCATCTTTTCTTTCGGGATAATAACTTGATGTATTCGGAATTACATTGTCATAGACGGATAGAATGTCAGACATTACCTTGGAGATCGGGAAAGTATCTGAGTCAAGATTGTTGACTTCTAGATAATAATGAGCAAATGTTTGATGCATCAACGCTATTTCATCATTGAGTATTTCTTTCCAGTTATTGTCAATGCATGACTTAACCATTTCAATATCGGCAGCATCAAAGATGCAGTCTATATTTGGAAATAGTTTATTAAATAGCTTACTACCGACATAGCCATCAATGCAGATAAAGTTGTCTGGATTAATGCTTTGTGTCAAATCGGCAAATGAAATTTTTGGAGTGCCATCATGGTTATCTTTAGAATTGGCCTGAGATATAACTCCAAGTAAATCATCCCATGCTTCAATATTTCTACATACAAGAGTTAGTCTTGAATTATCATCTAAGATAATCTCAGATCCAATGAGCGGGGTGATATCTTCCTTTTTACATGCTTGTATGAAATTAACGCAGCCGCTAATCGTGGCTACATCAGTAATTCCAGCATATCTATATCCAGCATCTTTGCAGGCTTTGGCAATCTGCTTAGATCGAGATGTAGACATAAGTAATGAATAATGGCTGTGATTTCTAATCATATATCAATTCCTTACACTTACAGCAAGTTTTACTAATTACTTTCATTATCTTCTCCAAGTCTACCTCCACCAGCACCATATTTTCCAAGTTTATTCAAATTAGCATGTTCGCATACAACAGTGTTCATACCCTTAGATCTTATCAAATCATGGAAGTATTGGCAAGTAGTTTTTCCAGAATCTTGAAACTCTTCTGAAAATTTACACAATTTTGTACACTTCCAGTTTTGCTGATCTATAGAGAGTTGTCTCGGCAGGTCAACTGATCGGATGTATTCAAACTTTTCCCGAAGCATGTCTTCTGCTTTCTTGTAATCCTCTTCGCTAAAGACAATATCAAAAACCCCGCCATTATTAACATAATAAATGGATACATAGAAATTTCTTTCTGGGAAGAGATTCTTTAATGCGTAATAATAGAGTAGCAATTGTTTATCAGAGCAAAGATCTTCGTAGGTCTTTTCTTTACCTGTTGCCCAATTCAATCGCTTGCCGGTTTTATAATCCAAGACTTGGAAGTACAGATCATCCTCTTTGATAATTACGTCGATTGTGCCCTTGATAGAAAGATATCCATCAAATACTTTGTCATTAATCTCATATCGGTACTTAGCCCAATCTTGCTTAATCTCAATATCAAAGAATTGCTCTGTGGCATTGATATTTTGATTTCTCGGGTCCATATAGCCATCATTGTAAGCTAATGCTTTGTATACCCATCCAATACATGTCTGTAGATCTTTTGGTCCTAAGCCAACATCTTCTTCATGATATTTGTAGTATTCAAAGCATAGCTCTGTAACGAATTCTATATCATCGCATTGAGCAAACGTTAAGTCCTGAATGTCATCATTCTTCAGTTTTCTTTTCTTCTCTTCTTGAGCCTTTTTCTTGTCAGCCAGTACCTGCATTACACGATGAAAGACCGTACCTAGTACGGCCTTTTTATTCGTTTTATCTTTCATGCCTAATACGTACTGAAAGAAATATTTCATTTCGCACATCTCAAACGTGCCTAATGAACTGCTTCTATGGTAACATATAATCATATTAAATCACTTTATTGATGCGGTGTACTTGCCCATTTCTCTGATCTTTTTGGTGACACCAAGGTTAATTAGTTCATCCAAGAATGCCTTGCATGATTGATTAATATCTAAATTTGAATTATCAATGATTGCGTCAAACTTATTATAATTGTCTGCGTCAATTTCACTCTGATGAGTGCTTTCATAGAGTGAGCGAGTTAGTCTAATAACTTTTCCACCACGCTTTTGCACAGCCTCAATCTCATTTAAGAATCGACAGTCGCCAATAACAGCAATCTCTGGTTTATCAGCTTCAATTCTTCGAAAGCAATTTTCCAACCAGATTGGCTGGTACATTTTACGCATAACGTCTGTGCCAAAGAATTGCATGAACTCACGAGCGGTCATTGGTCCCTTATGATGACATATCTTACCGTTGGGACCAATATCGCTAGTATCTCCCGGCATATTTTCCCATAATAGATGCTCCTGAATCTGATTCTTTTGTTCGTCTGTTCCATAGACACATTCTGGTGGAATATTAAATAGCATAACACAGATTTCTTTTAATGAATCTGCGAAATTATAGCCGCGAATAAGAGGCCAAATTCTACGAGAGGCATATTGGAAAAATTCATCCGTATGCTGCTGTAGATCAAGAACTCCAAGTTCTTCAAACTCTTTTCCATTTTCATCATGAAAAGTACAGTTTACCACAAGCTCCCCTTCCGGGGAAATTAGAAACTTTTCAACAATATCATGGCGTTTCATCTCATGACCATGTAGATAGTTGGAAAGAGTAGTCTTTCCTGATTGCTTTTTACCGCATAATGCAATGATCTGTGTCATCAAAATTTTCCTTGAATTTGAGGCTTGATTAGTTCATTGACTTCATTGACTGTCATATCGCCAATGTCGTTTTTGGGAATTTCCACAGTATAAATATTAAATAAAAGTTTCAATCGCTCATATATGTCTCTTTTACAAGCGTCACCCGCTTTATCATTGTCAGACATAATAATCACATTTGAAACACCGGTCTTTTGAATCAGAAATTCTTGAGCATCGCTAATCTTTGAACCGAATATTCCAACGGCATTTCTAATACCAGATTCCCAAAGACGGATAACATCGCCTTGTCCCTCTGCTAGTATTATAGTCGCACTTCTACTAATATGCTCAATTGCTTTTCCGTAATTATACAAAAAGTTGGATTTATTGAATCCCTTTTGGTTAATCCATTTTCTAGGGTCATTACCTATAGTTCTACCGACGCATCCAACCATGTACTCATCATTCTCATCGTACACTGGAAATACAATACGCTTGTACATTTGACTATCGGGCCTAGTGCATAATCCTACATCAAAAAGATCTAGTGCTTCTTGAGAGAATCCTCTATTGATATAGTATTGTGCAGGAAAGGTAAGGTGTTTCCTTACCGTAGATCTTGTTATCTTATTTTGTAGTTTCTCAACTTTTCTTGTATTTTTCAGTAATTTATCTAGTGCTTCTGATGACTTATAAGTAATTGAAATGTCTATTTTTACGCCAGAGCAAAAATCTTGACAGAACTTAATAACTTCTGGAAACTTATAAGGTTTTTTGAATTTATTCTCAAGGAGCATCCAGACTAAAGAAATAATATCATTAGTTGACTTCTCATTGTGACATCCCTGAGTATTACAAAACCATTTACCGCAGTGATCTTCATGATCTTCGTCAATATTGATATTGAATGCAGTAACATTGTCTCCTTCATGGACTGGACAAGAACTTATCAGTAGGTTATGTGACTCGTAATATTCATTAATTTCAAAAAAGGCAAAGAAATCAAAAATCTTCTTCACCATCTTCCTCTTCAAAATTCGCATTTTGCGAATTTGCAAATCCTTGTTGATTGTTGTTTGCATTACTCTTAATCTCTCTAATAGTGCCAACTTCTCTTACTTTTGCAAACTTGCCGTCCATTTGCAAGCATATATAACCTTCGTCTTCCATTCCGGGTCCATGTCTGGAAACAATTGGTATAAGTTTTTTATTTCCATTGTTTATTCCATCCGTAACTTTTTCTTCATCTGACTTATCCTTGAAGATTGAGAATGAAGTACAGAGCCAAACTAAACGGTCAGATCCGGAAACTACATCTGTAGATTCCTTGGTAATACCATCTCTATTAAGCTGCACAAATGACAAACACGGGCAATCATTCTCTACACAAAAATTATGCAGTGAAGTGATCTGAAAACCGAGAACTTGGAATTCTGCAAGATTGTTATTAATACTAGAAGATGTCATCAGTTTTAGATAGTCATAAATAATCACGCAGTCATTTAGTCTTCCTGTTTCATCATAGCCAACTCTCTTTAATAGCCATCTTTTGATAATAGATAGTGTTTCATCAAATGGTCTACCAGCAATGCTAATATAGTCATAAGGTATAGATTCAATAGTCTCTACAGATTTTGTCACAGAGTCTACTTTTTCAGGATCTGTAGCAAATTTACCGGATGCAACATCATTAATTTCAACACCGCTTTTATTTGCAATGATTCTATTCCAGTGATCTTCTGTGCTCATTTCTGTATCAAGCATAAGTACTGGTATATCATACTCTCCAGCAATATGCAAGGCAATATTATCGGCAAGTACAGATTTTCCAGTTTTGGGACGAGCAGCAATCAGGTCTACGCATTTTCGACGCAAGCCGCCTCCAATAGCCTTATCGAATGCACTCATACCAGTTGGAATACCAATAGACTTGCCATCATTATCCTTGATATGTTCTAGATATGCATGGATGCCTTCGCCAATAGATTTTGGAGAAAGATCATCTTCCTTCATGAAGGATAGACATACATCTTGAATAGGGTTTTCTGCAATCGACAAAATGCTGGCGATGTCCTCATCTCCAGTAACTTTGTTCAGGTTTAAATAAATGTCTCTGAGCTTACCCTGCATGATTCTGGCAAATTCAAGCCTCTTTAGTTTTTTGGCGTGCTCTGCGACATTATTAATATTAACCGGAGTATTCATAACTCCAGTGATATGTTTTAGCATATCATTTTTTTCAACAAATTCGTCTAGGTTTAGACTCTTTGCTGATGACAGGATCTCTGTATAACCAACAACATCTCCACTTTCGAATGAATGCTTAATGCACTTATATAGGACTTTGTTATTTTCGATTGTGAAACTCTCTTCATTTACGAAGAGTTCAACTTCTAGTAAGCATTCCTTACCATGCTGTAAAAGTCCGGCAAGAACAGCACGTTCAGAAGCTACATTTTTCAAATCGGTTTCTTTAGACACTATCAAATTCTCCGCGAAATACATTTGTCGCAAATGTAATTTTCTCTAGCAAACATTGGATTGACATCAAAGGATTTATTGCATTGTGAGCATGTAACACTTTTAGTTTGATATTCTCTACGCTTTCTTTCTACTCTAGGAGAGTTAGAGTCATCAATACTGTTGAAGCCTCTTTCCTGCTCAGCCTCTTCTAAAACTCCAGCCATTGACTCAAACTTATTTTGACCAGAAGACTTTACCGACCGTTTTGGCTTGGATGATTTTATTGAGAAATTTTCATCTACTTTAGGTTCTGACTTTTTGGTTTTAGATCTACCGTTCCTTCTGTTCTTTTTGGGAGGATCTTGCTTCTCTAACTTTTCAAGTCTTTCCATCATATTTTTAAGACTGGCGGATAATTCATCCACAGGTTCTGGCTCTGGAATATCTACTTTTTCTCCGGAAATCATTTGATATGCTTCTGATATACATTCCCAATTACTGTCAATGATGCCATCATAGAGCAATTCCCGCACTTTATCAACTAAATCTGTTAACGTCATTTAAAACTCCTAGCTTTTCCTAAATCTTGAAAAAGTGAAACCCTCTTCTTTATATCACGACAGGTTTCTGACAACATCTGAATACCAGCATACAGTCTTAAACGCGACTTTTCAATAGATTGTGCGTAAGTATTCTCAGAAATTATAGATTGCTTTTTTATTTCTGCTGGTAGAAATTTGTCATAGTTTGACCATTGTTTAGCAAACAAATAGTTCAATGCTTCAACACACCAAGTATACTGACTACTTATTAAATCTAGCTTCTTTTGAAGAAGACCGCCATAATTCATCAGGGTAATTGCATTTGTAAAACATTCATCAGATGTTAAACTGATTATTTCTTCTGGCGGAAGATGTAATATGTGCGAATATTCATCACTATCTTTGTACTCTACAATATTATTAGCCGCACAAAAGTTATCAATCCATTCTGTAAATTTGTCCAGTCCATCTATTCCAGAGACTGTTGAATCAAGTTCTTCCATTCTGACCTCTCATTGTATGGCAATGTGACAATTTTGATTTCGTTCAACCGACACCACTCTATTTTATCGGAATCTCTCTGTTTTGCAAGCACAAAATCCATTTTATTTTTGTGAAAAAACGGAGAATATTCATAGTGCTGCTGACCATGAACTTCGATCACAAGCATTAATTCAGGCAAGAAAAAGTCGGCATATAATAAAGAGCCTCTGCCAAGACGTTTAGATCCGGGCAGAGTGACTTCTTCATATAAAGAGTAGGTAGGCCAATTCTCTTTAATTAACTCTCTAGCTTGTTTATGGTATGATGATTTTTTGGATCTGAAGTTCCTAGACTTATTTTTAGCATAATTAAACTTATGTTCTTTTCCATCTAATCCAGTAACTCTAAACATCCTTTAGCATACCATTAACCTGTGCCTTTACTTGATCAAAAATATCCTGTCGCTCTACAAGGAATTCATAAATCTTTGCCTGTCCTTGAAACTTAGGAGGCTCTTTAAATTCTTCGCTGCCCTCCAAGAATGGAATTGAATACCAAGCCCCGGCCTTGTCTATGATGCCAAATGATTCTGCTAGATCTATCATTTCTTTTTCTTTGTCAATACCTTTGCCATATCTAATATGGCTAACACATTCTGTTCCAGATGCACCCATAGAAGAACATGCTACTTTCCAATGAACAAGCTGTCCAATCTTTTTACCATTTTCTTCCCATGGTTCTATCTTTGCAATATCAATTCTAGTATCAGCCTGATACTGAATCATTACACCGCAGTCTGGAATTTTGACTTTACCGTATCCAGATGTGTTTGTAATATAATGCGTAATAATCAATACGATAATCTTGTTTTTTACTACTGTTTGCGAAGTCTTTTTTACCCAATGCGACAATAGTTTTGGAAGGGTTGCACGAAGTGAACCAGATGCACTCTCTTCAAGTTCTGACCTTGGCACTAAAGAAGAACATGAGTCAATCACGCATACAGCACCTTTATTTTCAGGACGCTTTATTAGTTCTTCAGCAATATTTAAGAAGTCTTCAGCGGATAGAGACTCTCCATCTTCTGGACTATGAACAATTTGTATTTTGTTTAAATCTAAACCTTCTGTACCAGAGAGATTATAAGCCTTTAATCGACTTTCGCCATCAACATAGATTACTGGACGATTATCATCTTGAGCATTTTTACAAATCTGCAAACATGTTGTGCTCTTTCCAGTTTTGGGATCTCCAGAAATAATATTCCAAGACGCCTCTCTAATTCCTCCATTAAGAGCTAGATCAAGTTTTGGACTTACGGTGATGCACTTTAGATCTGCCATGCTTTGAATTAGCTCTGATCCTTTAGATACGACTTTACCGAAGGCTCTTTGAATAGCCTTGTCGTTGCTCAAATCCACTTTCTTTTTTTTCTTATCGTCTGCCATTTATTACAAGCCTTTCAATATATTTCTGCCATACCCAAACGGTTTCGATACTTCAGTCTTATTATTTTCAGAAATTACTATCTCTGTTTCTTTACGCTCTTTCTCAAACTTTTCGATTATAGGAATTAGCTTATCCCTATTTTCTTTTTTGGATAACTTCAATATAAACTTAGCCTGTGGTGATTTTATTGCTTTTATTACTGAGTCGGCGTGATAGTCTTTCAGTAGTTTGTTTGCCGCAATAACTTCGCCCTTATAAGCACCATGCAACTTATTTCCTTGCAGCCAGAAACTCTCTGCGTTTTTGCCAGAATTGAAATACTCATTTCTTTTCTGGAATATCAACTCCGCAATGTAATTTCCGGGCGTTACATAGCCAGCCTTATGCATAGATTTATAAGGAGTCTTTTCCGTGCATTGAGCAACTCGCTGCTTACTTATCTGCTCGGATTTTGTGGATGTGATTTGTGTCTTTTTTTGCTGCTCGTTTTTTTGATGCATCACCTTTCTCCGAAGCCTCTTTACTCATTACTGCGTATCCACGCTTAGAATTGATATTCATAAGTTTATCAACTGTGAAATCATTAGTAGCTTTGTTTTTGCATTCATCATAGTACGATGAAACTACAGATTTGTCAAGTCCTAAATCAGAAGAAACATCAGATAAAGTCATACTGGAGCATTTGCTTTCAATGTAAAATTTTTGAACTTTAGAAAGTTCGTCAGTAGTTGCTTTGGCTTCGACATTTTCTTGTGCTTTAGGTTGTCTATTCGTTCTTCTTTTGGTTTTTTTGGTCGGCATTTATATCCTCCATTAATAAATCGGTTTTTAAAATAAGTTCTAATCGTTCTTTAAGAGATTTTATGCAATCAATGTATGACTCATGTTTTTCTTCAATTTGAAATTTACGACATAAATCATAGCCGATAAAATCTACTTCTTCTTTACCCAAAGGCTGTAGCAAGGTATTTCCATTAGTGACGGTTCCAATGTATGGAACTATCATAATTACACTTTTGTATTCTTCCATTATCCGCCCTCTATGAAACGACGTTTTTGCTCCGAATTCATTTTATTGATTTGAGAGTTTATTTCTTTCTTTGCTTCTTTTAGTGCAGATTTTTTAGAATCTTTATCTTGCAGTGTTCGCTCTTGAACTTCTGACTGTCCAAGCCTTTTAGCGTTACGCTCAGATAGCTGACCAATCGTAGTTGCCTCTTGACGAACAAATACCATTGGGGGATGAATCACTCTTTCAAGCGTATCATTTCCGCAACTGATACAATATATTATAGCCTTTTCGGTTATGCTTTGGTATACATCTTTTAGCTCGGTTTCACAATTTGAGCATAAATAGTCATATGTTGGCATTATTCCTCCAATGCTCTCAGGATTTCCCCAATAATTCCATTTCTTTGAATGTCATCATAGGTTAGATAACAAACTCCAACCCCTTCAATATTTCCAACTTTTCTTATTAAAGTTTCAAGCCCGCTACGAGATCTTAAATCGGTTTGATTGATATCCCCATTGATAATAACCTTGGAATTCTTGCCCATGCGAGTGATAAACATTTTTAATTGATCCAAGGTGCAGTTTTGTGCTTCGTCCAAAATCATGCAACAATAATCAAAGGTTGCACCTCTCATGACTTCAAGCGGTTCATAACGAATCTTGCCGTCATTATAGTGGAGGCCATAGTTAGCCTGACCAAGAAAATTCTTAATATTTTCCTCAATAGGCTTTAGGTAAGGTGCAATCTTTTCATTCATCTCTCCGGGAAGTGATCCTAATTCTTTTCCGGAGCATACTAATGGACGAGTTGCAATAATTTTGTCGTAACTTCCTTCATGCAAAAAATTGGCAAACATCCCAGCACTAATATAAGATTTCCCAGAACCAGCAGGTCCAACACAAATTGTGATTGGATTATTAATAATCGACATAATATAATTATGATGATTGTCTGTTTTAGCAGTAACGGATTTAACCGCCGTTCTTGACTGTTTATCTTTCCTTTTATTTACTGGTCTAAAATCTGGTTTATTGACTGGTCTTCTTGTTCTTTTTTTTCTCATGTATTAGCTTCTTATGTTAAATCTGTAACACTTTTCTTAGCTTCCCAGAATCTACAACTCCAATATCTTGCCTTCCATTTAGGACCGGGATTAGTATCGCATTGATGACGGGCACGGAAATTCTTACGCCTCTGAGGATCATCGCGTTTAATATCCATGTTTGGATCGCCAAAATTCACCTTTACGATATTACCCTTATCATTTTTAACATAAACGCTAAACTTCTTTGGACCCTTTGGAGTTCTAAAGGGCTTATTGAGTTTAACATTCTTCTTCTTTTTTTCCGCCATTAATGATTCAACATCGTCTTCTTCTTCATCATTATCGTTATCTTCATCCAAAGAAGCATACATAACTGAATCAAAAATAGCCTCAATAAAATGCTCAGCTTTAGAGATCTTATCCTTAGTCCATTCTTCAAATGCCACAGGCTTAGTTTCTAGCATTTCTACTAATTCCATAAGCTGCATGTGCATTTTCATAATTTGTGCAACTTGCATTGACCCTTCTTCATATTCAGCCTTGGTGCTTTTTGGATGCGACTTTGGCAAAAGATCATTGTCTTGTTTGTAATTAGGATTACTTGGTCTACCATTTCTCATTAAATAAAGAAAGGCATTAACTCTTGCCATAGCCCATCCATCCCTTGACATATTTGGGTGATGACTTGTGGAGAAAGCACCGGCACCACGACGATACACAGCTTTAAGCTGACCAAGGGTTGCTTTGCTGCCCTTTCCTTTTTCAGAAACTTTGGCATTATGTTCAGAAACTTTGCTCTGTAGTTTAGATATTGTTTCTTTGCTTAGTGTAATTTTACCCTTATCATCTTTAGCACTATCTGGCTTATTCTTTTTGGAACCCTTCTTTCGATCTTTTTTAGGTGCTGGAGTTTTTCTTGGATCATTCTTTGGAGGTTTGCCATACTGTACAGCAATCGAATAATCTTCAGACTCTTCTCCAAAGTCTAAATATTCGTCTTCCGCTGGAATATACATCTTTGATTCATCAGTGATGATTTCTGTTGAACCAAATGTTTGATCGTAATAGTTATCTTTTACTTGATCAGCAGTAGACGCCTTAGATGACTGTTGACAAACGGCATACCTTTGTGAAGCGTCTGGATATTCTTCGTTCATTTTTGGATTAGACATACATCTGGACAAAAAATCAGTTCTGTCTTCATCAGGTTTTCTTTGTGGAATTGGCATAGTTTAACCTCATAAATCTTGTTCTTTAACAAAAACACCATCTACCATCCTACCCTTACGGTCCTTTATATCATTATATGCTGTTTCTAAACATTGTGCGAGAGTAATTTTGTTACGCTCCATAATATTTAGCATAACAACCATCATATCACCTAAATCATCACGGACATCTTTACCCTTACATACACTATCAGAAAGTTCGCCAAGTTCTTGTAGCAGCTTTAGTGTTTGATCTTTATCAGAACTTCCATCAATTAAGTTTCTATCATAATGCCATTGAACAATATCGTCTACCAAATCGCATACTGTATTATACAACAATTCTTTCTCGCTGGCTTGTCTCATTTTAAGTCCTTCTGTTTTTGAAAACTCAATAGGTGAATCATCAACATATCCTGTTACATGAATATACTCGTCTGTCATAGTCCCAAATCTCCAAAATCCATATCGTCTAAATCATTCTTACTTGCACCAATCTTGTAGGATGTAATCTCATGCTCTTGTGGTGCGACCTGAACAGCCTCACTGTTAAGCCAAGGCTCTGTCCATCCAGAAATAGGATTCTTTAATCCAGTCTCATATGGTAGCCCAATTACCTTGCGTCGAGATTGACATAGCCAGTCGATATACTGATGCATAACGGTTTCGTTAAGCCCAATAATAGATCCATCTTTAAATAGATAAGAGGCCCATTCTTTTTCTTCTCGTGCGGCAGAGTCAAACATCCCGCAGGCCAATTCTTCACATTCCTTAGCAGTTTTAATAAACCCTTCATCTTCCACGCTATGTAGAATTTTTAGGATCTCTTGAGTATTGTAAAGATGCAATGCCTCGTCTCTTTTAATCAATTTAACAATATCAGCATTGCCAATCATCTTCTTATTTTCAGCAAATGCAAATGCACAGATAAAGCTAACATAAAATCTTACAGCTTCAAGAATATTGATACTAACAAGTGTAAGATAAATCTGTTTCTTTAGATCTTTAGTAGATCCTTTCTTTGTGAGATTGCTCAATGCGTCATATTCTTTAATAGCAACGTCTGCTCTTTTAAGGATTTCCTTATCAGTTAGACAGCTATCAAGAACTTCAGACGGATCGTTATAAACATTCTTAATAATGTAAGTATAGCTATAACTATGGATTTGCTCAAAGAATTCCCAAGTCTTCATACATGCTTCAAGTTCTGGACTTGATACATATTCAAGAAGTGTAGGAACCCCTCGACAAATAACACTATCCATCATAGTCTGATATTTAAGATTGCTTGTAAAGATAAACCGCTCATTCTCGGACATGATATTATCATCCTTGAAATCGTTGCGATCTTTCTTTAATTCAATTTCTTCTGGTCTCCAAAAGAACTCCATCTGCTTTTTAAAGAGATCAAAGAATACAGGATATTTAAATTTATCGTATCTCTGTAGAGCTAGATCTTCGCCAAGAAACAAAGGCTGGTTACTGTAATCGACATTCTTCTTGTTTAAAATCGTTTTCATATCGCACACGCTCCTGATTCACAATTTGTTTCTTTTTCTGTTTCACCATCTCCATCAGGTGTATTGCAATAATACAGGTTTTTAATTCCCATCTTATAAGAATAAACTTGATCTTTGATCAACACGCTTAAAGGAATATTACCTTCTGGGTAATTCGCATAATTATAGTATAGGTTAAGACTAATACTCATGTCAACAAATTTCTGAATAACTGCGGCAATATTAATCATGCCTTGATTATCTGGCATAGACCAAGCACGACTGTAATAGTTCTTACGATGTGCGTAGTTTGGAACAACCTGTTTTAAAACACCATTCTTTGCTTTTTTATATGATAATAGACTTCTTACTGGCTCAATTCCGTTTGTACTGTTCTGGATAACACTGCTAGATTCACAAGGCATAACAGCAGAGACAGTAGAATGCCTAAGACCATGTTTCTTGATCTGGTCACGTAAATACTCCCAATCCATATTGTAAGTAGGGTTTACAAGTTTGTCAACAGTTTTTTTATACCAATCAATTGGAAGAAATCCTTGAGCATATTTTGTTTCACCAAACTTTGGACATGTACCCTTTTCTTCGGCAAGTTTACAAGATTCGTTTAGTAAATGCCACTGGATTTTCTCCATTATCTCATGAACAAGATGAAGTGCCGCATTATCATGGTAGAATACTTTGTGCTTAGCCAAAAATCCGGCAAGATTTGTAATTCCAATTCCTAAAGATCTTCTATTTTTAGTGAAGTTTTCACCAGCAGCAACTGGATAGTCTTGATAGTCAATGACCGAATCAAGAGATCTAATCGCTACTGCACAGGCTGTTTGAATATCTTCATCAGTATTTACCTCTAAAAGATTAATGGCAGATAGCATACAAATACCAATCTCAGCCTCTGAGTCTTCAATATCGCTAACCGGCTTAGTAGGATGGATGATTTCCTGACATAGATTAGACATATACACAGGAACATCCCATGAGCCATGTGTATTCGCATTATCAATATTCATGCTATAGATACGTCCTGTTTCCAGACGTTCGCGAGCATAAATCTCTGCTAACTTTTTTGCAGGAATTTTCTTTTTGAAGGTAATACTGCGTGACCGCTCATATTTTGCATAAAGTTCTTCAAACTTTTCATTATCCGCAAAAGCGTCGTATAGACCCCTAGCTTCGTTTGGACTAAACAGCGTAATATCTTCACCATTAATTAGTCGTTCATAGAAAAGTTTATTAAACTGAACAGAATAGTCCAGCTTTCTAACCCGATTATCGTCAGTGCCAGCATTATTCTTGAGAACAAGAATGTCTTCAATTTCATAATGCCAGAACGGAATATGAACTGTAGCACTTCCTCCGCGAATACCATTTTGCGAAGTAGACTTAACGGTAGACTCAAAAGTTTTCAGATAAGGGATTAGGCCCGTGTGAATCACTTCTCCACCACGAATTGGTGAGTTGATTGGACGTAGACGACCAAAGTTAAGGCCAATACCAGCCCTACGTGCGGTATAGCGTCCAACTGCGTGGACGGAGGCAAAGATGCTATCAAGATCATCACCAACATCTACAAGCACGCAGGAAGCGAACTGGCGAATCGTAGTGCGTACTCCTGCCATAATAGGAGTTGGCAAGTTTACCTTAAAAGTAGAGTAAGCATCATATGCTTCTTTAACATCTTTTAAGTTGTCAAATAGGCACATGGCAATCAGCATATATGCAAATTGTGGCGTCTCATGAATCTCACCAGTTGCACGATTCTTAACAAGGTACTTATCCACCATCTGCTGTAGGCCAGAATAAGTATACAGATCATCGCGTTTATGATTGATGTAGGAAGAGATCTTATTTACATCATCTTCTGACCATTTATCTAAGATATCTGGATCATAAATAGCGTTATCGACTCTTACCTGAATAAAATGCAGAAAGTTGGGAGGATTGTTAGAACCCCAAACTTCTTTTCTCAGGTTCATATTAAGTAGTCTTGATGCGACATACTGATAGTTTGGAGATTGTTCTGATATTAAATCATTTGCTGATTTGATCAGAGTTTGATGAATTTCCTGTGTAGTAATTCCATCATAAATTGAGAGACCCGCATTCATTTCAATGTCAGAAAACGATACACCGTTAATTCCCTCAGTTGCCCATTCTAACACTTGGTGAATTTTTTCAACGTTATAATCCTCAGATTCACCATTTCTTTTAACTACTTGCATATTCAACGTCCTTCAAAGTGGAAAAAAATACCAGCAGTTTTTTATTGCTGCTGGCATATATGTCAATTGTATTTATTTTAATATTTGATTATACGAGAAAGGTAGGTCCGGAAAATGATCTAGTTCTAAAACGCCGCCATTTTGAGAAAAATGGATGCCATTTACAGACACTGAAAATGTTATAATTTTTTGCAGTGTTACTTTTGGCTTGTGACCAGAAAAAATAATTTTGATTCCGGACTGCACGCTTTCAATTTGTACCGATAAGGCTCCAGAACATTGTATCCTTAAAGGCCCGATTGTCAACCCATCTTGTGAAAAGATTTGTTGAACAATTTCAAAATATTCAGTTGGCTGCATTGAAGGCTCTTAGCAGGGTTTGATGCATTCCAGAAACGTATCCGCTAGTACGGAATGTTTCTTTTCTTTGCGAGTCTAGAACAATAAAACATGGAATACCAGCAGAATTCTTTTTGTGGGCCTTCCAGAGATCGGGATGCTTGTCTACATCGACAATTTCCATATCGTCCTGTACTCCATTTCTAGCTTCGCCAACTGATAGACCGGCCTTTTGTAGCTTTGGTAATTCCGTCGCTTTAAATCTTTGACAGGGGCCGCACCAAGAGGCGGTAAAGTATAGGATTGTTTTTTTTAATTCTATCGCTAAGGCTTGGTCTGTAGCATCTGGTTGTTGTTCCACTTTTTTTTTAACCTCCTCTGGATAAGTAGATTTATCTGGCTCCCATGATTTGCCGGTAGCTTCGCAACGACATACCCCGTCACCAGAATTGATACATTGACATGGTGTTTTGTGACCATCTCCATGAACGATCACTTTTTCACCATTGCATTCACATGTTGTAGCAGTATCTGTTTCATTGTCAATAGGCTCTTGGTCTCCATTTACAATAAATGCTACATATCCCTCACTTCTTGAAGTATCAATAGCAAATGTTTTTTCATTACTTGGAATTGGAATAAAAAATACAGCAAGTAGTAATAGTAATAGAATCGTGCTCTTTTTCATCAGATGATCCTCGTATTAAGTTTCTGTGGCTTAAAGCCAGTATACCCGCTAAATGCCCAGCAATCGCCAGTTTTTAGCACGCGACGTTCAATCTCGTCAGCATCGACCCAAAAAGATCCATCCGGTTGGTCGTGACGTTTTGGACCTCCATTCCATTTACCCCAGCTATTTTGAACGCAAACTCCGGGACGTTTATATTCATCATCAACAGCACAGATCCACATTTGATGTGCCCATCTACCTGATGGTCTTGCAAACCCTTCACTATCTCGCGTTGAAGAAAATCCTTGATTACTAGCAATGGTTACAGAATATCCATTAACAATTAGATCTCTCACTTCTTCATATGAATTGACTTGAGAAATAGTAACGACTGGATGTTCTTTTACAATATCTACAAACGCTTGAGATAATTTATATCCAGCGTTGCCCCAAGTCTTTGCTTTACTGCCACTATACGTGGTTAGGTCAATATCGGCATACTTGCCTCTTGGAATTGAGCCATATTCATTAATATATTTTGCCGCCCATACGCCGAGAGATCCATCATCGTTACCTAATCGACCTTTACCGATAACGTTTCTGCTACCCCAATAAATATCTTCTGTGGCAGTTTCTGCTACCCATAGTTCTGGTTCTTTTTTAAGGTAGATGTCTACACATTTAATAGCATCGACAGCACCAGCAGCACCAAAAGCTACACAGTCTCCAATTTTCTGTGTACGCACAGGAAACGTTCCGGCAACCCTTCTAATGATGTCATATAGTAACATCTTCTTTCCAGCACCAGTATCTTTTATTGCTTGATGCTGCATAGAAAATACTGGAAAAGGTAAGCCTTGCATTGCTAGATCTACACCTTTTGGATCATTTATCCATCCTCCTAAATGGGATAGGTCACTCATATTTAGTTGCCTCTGCTAAACCTTGAAAGATTTTTGCGAAATCCTTACGTTGATCTATAGTTTCCAATTTCTTAGGAGTGTCATAATCTACGCTAACAAGATAGTTAGAAACCGCATCTGTAAACGCTGAGTATCTTTCGCGATCCCATCCATAGGAAGTTTGCACTTTTCCTAGAAGTGGATCAAACTGTGCTGTTTCAGTCATTGTCTGGCAGTTACTGAGATACTCTGCCGCACCAGCAAACAGTTTATAGATAAGCACTCTATCGTCTCTTGATTCGATTTTATTAAACTCTTCTGTAACTTTTTTCAACTCTTGAGTTTCAGTAACTACAATTTGTTGAGGTGCTGATTCGGGAGTTAGCTTACCTGAAAGAGCAAAGGATGACATGAAATATAATAGTAATAATCCTAGAAGGACATTTGCAAATGACTGATATTTTCCCATCGTTTTTCCTTTTATGGTAAAGTCTTTTTAAATAAAATCGTGTTTAGTTGAATGACTAAATCTAATCCCTCTTTACTTCCATTTTCGACACATCTATCTCTTAGATAAGAAAGACATTCAAAATCCTTCTGGTATTTGTCGGAATAGTCTGGCAGTGATGGACTATCACTGCCAAGACTAGACAGAATACTCTTAATATTTGGAATCATAATATAAAGTCCTCCAAGACCGCTAATGATTGTTTGAGCATACCATCGTATAGTAAAATCAAATCCATCTACAGTTGATGCCTGAAAACCATTCCAAGCACAAAATAATAACATTCCTAATCCTATTAGTGATTCCATATTTTGTACCTCATTTTGTGTTGTCTTTTAACCACTTAATTACAGTATCAAGACCTACTACTATGATTGGAACCACAAGTGGACCGGCGGCTCCAAGGTCTACAGTACCAATATTCTGTACAACATAAGTTAGTCCTGCTGCAACGCCAACAAGTCCTGCATTCTTACTGAGTGCAACTAGGTCGGCTACGTTTAATGTAAACGCTTTTGAATTCATGTTAAAACTCCTAATCTAAACCAATAACAATTAATCTGTAAGTAACACCAGATCCCTGATCAGCTAATTGAACATATCTCTGACTGGAGCCTACACTAACTCCAGTGAATGGATCATTGTATGTAAATGCCGAGTAGGGTTTTACTAAAAGGTTGCCACTTCCTCCATTGAATAAATTTGTACATGCATTTGTTCCAGTGGCCTGAACTGCAAAGTCGTATCCCTCTGTGGTAGACTCATTATATACTGTGAAATTTTTTACGCCAGTGAAAACTACGCTGGTTGTTGCATCAAAAGAAGTTTGATTAATTGAGTATAGATCAATTTGCGTAGACTCTCCAGACGTTAAAACGCCTGTTATAGTTACAGCGTTGGTGACTTGCTTATCACCAGACCCATACGTATAAACAACACTCATGTTTTTACTGTCTGATAATGAGACGGTCTGATTACCATTAGTTGACGCAAGAGTATATGAAATTTTGTTTACTGGAGTTGCTGTTATTGATAGACTCATAATTTTTACCTAGTCACTAAAACTTCATTGATTGCTTTTGTTAATTCGGACAATGCCTGATTAGTTTTATCCTGTCTAGCAGATGCGTCTTCTCTCCATTCTGAACGTTCATCTCGATGGAGTTCATTAATATCATTTATAGTTTTTTGAAACTGTGCATTTCTACGATCTTCTCTTTTGTTACTAGATATGATCACATAAAAGAGTAAGCTAACCAGCGAAGAAACAGTCAGTCCTACAATTCCTAGATCTGTAGTCCAAGGTAATGCGTTCATATTCAATCTCCAAATACCCCCCTCCCTTACGGGAGAGGGGTTTAAAAGAAAGTGTCAAGAATCAATCACTTAGCTGGATAATCTTTCAATACAGCATCAATAGCACCATACATATAAGCAAGTTCACCCGGAATACTTCTATATGTAACAAATTGACCTTGATCAACAGCATTAGAAGCATTGTTAGTTGGCAAGACATAGCTAATATTATTAGTTGCAGGAGCACTGCTCCAATTTGTTCTTTGACCAGTAATACCAGTCGCACGCCAGTAACCACTTCTATGAGCAGTTGATGTCTTTGCACCCTTCGACTTATTGCTAACAAGAGTATGAGGGCGATTTTCTGGAGTGCCATTGACCTGAAGAACTGTGTTTGATTGATTATTAATCTTTGTTGCAACAGTTCTAATCATAAATTGAGACTGGTCATAAGCAAATGTTCCACCAGTATCTGCTTTTGTTGCACTTGACGCATGAGCGGCACCGGATAGTTCTTTTGGAACTGATCTTCCGGGTTTAATTGTGATTGATGTTAATGGAAATGTCTGAGTAACAGGACCATTAGTAGTGTCACTAGCAGATGTGATACCAACTACAGTACCTCCATCTCTTTTCTCAGTAGGAGATGAATCGCTTCCCGTCGTACCATAAATAATTGTATTTGGTAGTAAAGCCATTGTTATACCTTTCTATAGCTTTATAACCAGCTTCCTAATTATCCTGAAAATAAAAGTTCCTGATCCTTAGTTGTATACGCCATTACAAACTGTCGTAAGTAATAATGTTACCGTTTTTATTCTTTTTCAATTTCGTTAAAGTTTCGATATATTCTAACTCTGATGGAAACTCACTACTCTTGATTGTTTCTATCGTCCCATCATTTCCAATAAATACCGCCCATTTCTCAGAATCTTGTATTGAAAATAACGACTCGTTAATTTTACTAAATGCTGTGTTGATTAATGAGTCTACAGAGTTATCATCTAGATGTTCTGGTGTTTTCAAATTATTGCATAGTTCTTTTTGAATCTGCATTCTAGCCACAGGAAATGTAAATAATTTTTCTATACCTATAAAAAATCTGTATGGAGAAATCAGTGAAAGACATCCAATGCCATCTATTTTTAGATCCAGCTTTTCAAAGTCTTCATCTGTAATTTTGAAATTAGTATGACCTATCCAGCATTCAAACATATTATATGGTGAAAAAGGGTCATCAATTTCGTAAATACCAAATGGAGTTCTCACTTTTCTAGAGAGTAAAAAATGCCCTAGATTTAACTCTCTGCCATCTTCCTCTTCTTCATTTTCCATATCAAGATAAGACATTTCATCTGATTCATCTTCTTGATTAATTATATCTTCATGATTTGGGGTAAATTTTTCCCAAGCTATTTTTTTCTCTGTCATAATAGGCTCCGTCAGCGAAAGGAACTTGGCCTCATTAGCGTTCTTGCTTTTTTTATTAATAATTTATCTTCGTTAAATCTTCCAGTAATTTTATAAAAGTTTTCCAGCCATGCAATATCTTCAGGATCTGCATCTTTTGTTATTAACATGTTGATTATTATATCATAGAATGCAGAATGTGAGGTTGGAGAAAATAATGTTATCATTAATTCTCTGAACGCAGCGGAGTCATCATATACTAACCCCAAAGTTGGGGAACCGTCTTTGTATTCTAGCTTTACATAATTTGACATAAAATTACCTCACACTATTTGCGAGTCTATACAGTTCAATACTATTTTTATCAAATTTAACAAATTTTCCAGATTTTGCAATTTTGTTATTTGATATTAAATTGTAAGAGATATTCAGATTATCACCGTCGTTAATTATAGAAGATACAGTTTTTGTAGATAGTATAAAATGCAGGTAATTTTCATAAATAAATTTTGACACAAACATCATGATTTGATTATCTAAATCTCCATCTTTTACTAGATTAAAATTTGGTATTTCACCGCTGTCATCTAATAAGATGCTAAAACCGTTTTTACTTTCTTCATCTAGACATATGATTCTAGTCAAAATATTTACAGAAAAGTTATCCATTTGATAGCATTTTGCCTATAGTGGCAAGTCCAGCACCGCATAGAACTACAGCTAGTCCAGATTGCCAAGTCTCTAATGATGGTATTTCTACTATCTTGGTGAAAAATACTGGACTAAGAAATGCAACCATAACTACTCCAGTAATATGTAATATTTTTGCGAATGCCTTCATTTTAAACTCCACTCAATTTTAAAAGGTTATTGTGTATTGTATTTGCAGTTTCCCTCCATGTAAATTTTTGTGCAGATTTAATTCCTGCTATATTTTCTCGTAAAGATCCATCTTTCCTTTTTTGATGAATATTACGCATATGTTCAACCATTTGGTCTACTTCACTACCGCCTATCTTTCTCCATTGAAATTCACCATGAAACCATTTACCATCATTGGCAGGTTCATATCCAGAATCCATATGTATAAGTCGGCAGTTTTCTGTATTACAAAATTCCGTATGTCCAGTAGCATGTGAAATAATAACGTGTCTGCCACATGCCAGCAATTCTAAAGCCTCTAAATTCCACCCCTCTGCTCTTGATGGAAATATACCGCAATGTATCTGTGACATGATACTATACACCATGGCCTGAGTTTGCTGACGAGGCACGAATATGATCTTATCACCTAGTTTTGTGTTCTTAAAGCTATTTATCCATGCCTGAGTCTCTTCTGGTTTCAAGAATGGATTACTTGCCATCATTACAAGAAGAACATCATCATCTTTTTCAAATGCCTTATTGAATACTTCGGGAAGTATATCGTGTCCCTTACGTGCTTCAAACTTGCCAAAGTTTCCAAATATTGTTTTTCCATTATCTGGCAATGGACAAGGCTTAAAAATATTATCATCATATCCTAAACGAACAACATGAGTATGTCCAACTTTTTTTGGAACATTGTCATGAATTACGTTCTTAGCCCAATCAGAGCAGACAAACAACTCATCTGGGTTGTTTAGGGAATGCAGTTCTCTATGATTAAATTCCTCCAATTCAAATATCGGCATTGCCACTCTAAGACCTTTACCATAAAATGATCTAAGATCAAATTGATGCCATATTTTTAAACATGGAGCGTCGTAAAAAAAATCCCAACGACCTAATACATCCTGTATATGAGGACGTAATAGATCGTCAGGATTTGGTTGGTGATGATCTAATATTGGAATGTATCTTAAATCATAATTAAGATTAAGAAGTTCCTTTAGAATGTATGATGATACGTATCCATAAGAAGTAGTATTAATAGGAGCATTAAGATTCAGTTTCATTCAATTGGTCTTTTCTGAATGGTGCTAGTTTTGGTTCACTAGCTTTTTTAAGCTGTTCCAACTCTTTTTCAAGTTTTCTTTCTTCTCGCAGGAGTGTTCTCTTTTTGAGAAGTTTTCGCTTAACTCTTGTCTTACGAGCCTGCTCCTTCTGTACTCTTCTTTTTTCCTTACTCATCATCTTCCTCTTGGGTCTTAACGTATATTACTTCATCTGCTCTTAGAAGTATTACTTCCCGTCCAATATCAGTATCACTAATAACCTCTATACAATTATCACTAAGTTCACCAGAAAAAACATCGTAGATTTGATCTACTAGCAATGTTGAAGCGTCTTTTTTAAGGAAGACGGTTATATCCTGATTATTTCTTAGATGTATTGTAATCCTTCGTTTTTCACCTGACATCAAAAGCTACTTTCTTGAGAAGCCCTCTTTGCTATCTTGAATAAGTTGTTAGCATACACAACGGCCTCTCGACGTTCATTTCCATTCTTATCAGTAAATTCATCTACTGATAATCGACCAACAACTGCGATCTTGTCGCCCTTCTCTGGGGAGAAGTATTCAAAATCTCTGTATGCAAAGCCAAATAGTTTTACGTCAATAAACAACGTATCTTCTTTGTCTCCGCGTTTTGTATTAGCTGCCATTCTGATCTTAGCGTGTTTTCCATTTTCAGATTCATAGATATCTGGATCACGCACTAAGTTACCTACAAGTTTGATTTCATTGTTTAGTGACATAACACACCTCATTATAGTCTAAGTAATAGAAAAGATCCAGTTTTTTACTGTGAGAAACTGGAAAAACTCACCATTCATCAAAAGATTGTTTCTAGCATCTTGCCACGAACAATCTGAGCGTGACCTCGATTAGATCCAGAATACACAGCCATTGCTAGTTGAGGCGTAATGCCAATAGCTCTAGCTGCACGTTCTGTGCCACGCTTTGTATTCTCAAAATAGCCGCTGCCAAGACTGCCTGCTACGGCAGTAACTGGATTAAAGGTCTTGCCTTTGTGTTGGCCTCGTCTAGCAACTCCGACAATTTTGTTTTCAACATATTCCCAAGAATACGCAGATGAAACACGAGTCAGAGTTTCTAAGAATACTGTCTGGGTCATAACTGTCTTGCTTGCCATAGTAAGTCTCCTTGAAAAAAATCCTAACAAACAGTTTACAGTATTATACCGAGTTCCGACCGAAAGCTCACCGATTTTTCTTGATTTTCCCTGAAGTTCAGAAAAGTATCGTCTTTTTCAATGTTGCTTGGCTATAATCTACTGGCTGGTTGTTGATTTCCAGCTTACAGTCCTGTTGACAAACAAAAATCATCAGCTTGTGAGGCGTAGGCGAAATAATATCAGCTAAAGAACCTCCAACTGCACAGATATCCAATGGTTGCGAGCAGTCGCGTAATGATCTGTGTAACCCCCACAAGTTTATTTTTCAGAAGAAATTTTTATTTCTTTCTGAGCTTTATTATTTTTACATATTTAGTTTTAAGTTTCAATTGTAGAGTTTACTACTTTACATGCTTATAGATAAGAAGTTCAGGTAAAAAGGAAAAAGTATGAAGATTTCACAAAGAGCATACGAAGTAGAAAAGCGTTGGGGTAAAGAAGTTTGGTTTGCCAACAACGAAGAAAAGGATTACTGTGGTAAAGTTCTCTATATTAATCCCGGAGAAAAATTAAGTCTTCACTTTCATGTTATCAAGGAAGAACATCTCTTTCTTTTACATGGAGATTGTAGTGTGACTTACCTAACACAAAAAGGTAATGAAGTAAGATTTGACATGAACGAAGGAGAAGCGTTACACATTAAGCCCGGATTTGTTCATAGATTTTCAACTGTTAATGGGTGTACATTGCTTGAAGCTAGTACTTTCCATCGGGATAGTGATAGCTACAGGGTGCAACGGTGAAAGTCTTATTAATATCAGATTTTGGAGTCCATCACACATCCGGTGGGGCACAAAGAAGTAATCAGATAATTATTGACAAAGGTGCTTCAAGAGGTCATTATGTGAATTGTTTTCACTATGATTCACACGCCTCTGTTCTACAACAAGATTATGACGTTGTAATTTCTTCTAATCTTGAGGCAATTTCATCTAGATATCCACAATTAGTTCAAAATATCCCAAATTTAGACAATCATGTTAGACTTGAACATGACTCAAATTTGTACTGGCCAAATGACTTTAGGAAACATTTTTGGGGATCATGTAAGATATCCTTTTTCTTGACAGAGTTTCATCATCAATTTTTTGTAGATATGTACGGAGATATATTTCCAAACGTCAAGATAGTTCCCGACCCGATTGATGCGTCATTTAAAGATTTGGGTAAAGAAAGAAAAGACAAAATTGGATATGTTGGATTTATGCACCCCCTAAAGGGAACTGATAATTTTATCAAGTACGCTGATGATAATAAGGACAAGAATTTTGTTGTCGCGGGTTGGGGTAGCGAAGACTATCTTAACCAGATAAACCAACGTAAAAACATTGAATTCCTTGGAAAGTTAAGCCATAATGATATGCTGGAGTTCTATAATGGGATAGATTCTTTGTATTATAACCCAATTTGCAATGAGCCTTTTTGTCGGGCTGTTGGTGAGGCACTAATGTGCGGCACTAAAATAATTGGAGGTTCCGATAGAATTGGTTCATTAAAGATGTATCAATCAGACCCTCTATTCAGAGAAAAATGTATTGATGCTGCCGATGACTTTTGGGGAATTATAGAAAATGATTTCAATACTTTGTCCAACTAGAAACAGAACAGCCGGTCTAAGTCGAATGTGGCAGTCCGCCTTGGATACCGCAGACAATCCAGATTGTTTGGAGTTGGTTATATACGTCGATCATGATGATGAGGCAACTCATAAGTTTCTTGAATCTAACCTGCCCGAAGCATTAGTTATTATATCAAATCCGGATAAACCTGAAATATATAGCAATTTACATAATATATGTTGCAATGGATGTACTCATGACATATTGATGGGTTGTGCTGACGATGTTATTTTTAGAACGAATGGTTGGGATACAGCAGTTATTGAGGAGTTTAACAAGCTAGACGACAAAATAGGATTTGTTTATCCTAATGATGGACATCATGGTGAAAATCTAGGAACTCACGGCTTCTTTCATAAGAACTGGTTTAATACTCTAGGATATATTTCACCACCTATATTTAATGTTGATTATTCCGATAATTATGTAATGAATGTAGCTAAGGGTGTAGAAAGATGTATCTATCTTCCCAATATTCTAATCGAACATATGCATTGGACATTTGGTAAAAGTGATTTTGATGTAACGGCAAAAGAGGGTCATGCTAGAAGATTATCTACCAATAACGCTAATATATTCAGGCAGTCACATCAAATGCAGTTAGATGACATTCAAAAACTCAAGGACTTTATGAATGAAAAAATATAAGATATTTATATATGACGATGCTAAGCCACATGCTCATGATCAAGACCCAGTGTATGAAAACACTGTACCATTAAGCAATATAGGGATAAAAAAGCATTTTGATGTAACAACCTGTCCAGACAATGCAGACATATTTTATATGGGTCAATTTTCTGAAGGGCAAATTCCAAAATTTAATCAGTATAAATTTTTGCAAAAATATCCAAATAAACATGTTTGTGATATAGAAGGAGATTGGCTTAATAAAGACTTAGCTCCTGAAGATATTAAAAAAAGTATTTTTACGATCAATGGTCTAAAAGATGCTTACAAACCTCATTTAGATAGGATGTTTATAAGACCAACCTTTTCTAAAAATCTCATGAATTTGTTAAAGAAAAAAACTACTAACGATGTAAATTATAACAAAAAATTCTCTTTCATAGGATTGAACGATCCATTCAATATAAGACTATCTTTAAAAAGTGTATTAGAAAAAAGATTTCCAAATCATACAAATATTACATTAAATAACAGATGGTTAGGATCATCAAATGATAAAACACATCACAGAATATTTAACGAAACTATATTATCTGGAACATTTTCATTATGTCCTCGCGGTTCAGGTGTTGACTCAGTTAGATTTTTAGAATCTTGTTTTCATGGCAGGATACCAATAGTTGTGTCCGACAACGTCTGTTTTGGTTATGAGTTTCCTAAAAAGTTTTATTTTCAGTATGATTTTAAACAAAACCATGAAATCTTTTTTGACTCTATAATGAATATGACTAATGATGAAATAAAAGAATACTCGAATAATGCTAGAGAATTTTTTAATACATATGTAAGAAATTACTTTTATGATCCGACTCAAATGTTTTTAGACTGGTTTAAAAGATATGAAAAAAATACTAGATAATGCGATTGTCGATCAGTCATCATCTAAACTAATAGATGGAGGAAGGAAGAATAACGATGATTTGACTGGACATTATATTAGAAATATAGTAAATAATATATGTTCAAACAAAGGTATAAAGTATCTTGAGATAGGTTTATATCGTGGCGGGATTTTTTCATCAGCTTTATTTCAAAACAATATTCGTGCAGTGGGTATAGATGATTGGTCACAAAACTGGCATAATGGTGAATCTAAATTAGCATTTTGGTCTAGGATAGGACCGATTATTGAAACCAATGATGTAAAAATTATCGACAGTGACTGCTGGGTAGAAAACTTACTTGGTGATGAAAAATTTAATGTATACACCTTTGATGGACCTCACGGTTGGCAGGATCAATACAATGCTCTAACAAAGTATATACATAACATGGAAGACCAGTTTATATACATAGTCGATGATTATGATAAAGAAAAGTCACCAGAAGTTATTGATGCTGTACAATCATCTATAGTAGACTTAAAATTAAACATCTTGTGTGAATACACCATGCCCGCAGGGGATGGATATCATGAAGGTATTTACTTTTCCTGTTTGGAGAAAACAAAGTGAATAAAATATTAACCGTATATAACACCTGTGGTATAAATCAAGATCGTACAGAATGGTATTCCAGATGTATAGAAAGTATATTTAATCAAGATTATGAAACGGACATAGTAGTATCTTCATGTATGAATTCACGACCATGTCTTGAAACATTAAAAAGTAGATTTGGAGAATCACTAGGAATAATACATTATCCAGAAAGATACATTGTAAATGTAACTTTTAATAAGACGGTATTAATAAAAGATTTAGACAACAAATATGATGGATTTTTCTTTTTAGACTCCGGGGTGGAACTTACAGATAAAACATCTTTGAGTCAGATGCAAGAACGTATGTCTACAAACTCAATGGTTTCTCTACAAGTAGATATAGATACTGGGTTTGAACCTCTTGGCTTTAAACAAAACTCTAGTACGGCTCAGATTGTAAATCAAGATTTTAAGATTCCTTTAGGTAAAGGAATAAATTTACATTCACAAATTTTTAGTCGTGATATACTTGATACCTTTGGCTTGATAATACCAGATGTTTTTGCTGCGTATTGTACAGAAAGTACATTTTCATTTTTAAATGCATGTGTCGAAAAAGAATGGGTAATTGTCAAGGATGTAATGGCACACCATAATAAAGCGGTTGATGGACCTTCATCTAGCCAACCTCATTTCTCACCTGTTTACAGAAACCCTTGGAATAATTTACTATATAATAGAAATGCCTTGGATTTTATAACAGATGCAAATTGTATTTCTTGCGGTTTGGGTTATGAAGAATGTGGAAATATAATGGTGCATAATCAAGACGCTTACGATAAAGGTAAGCCAAAATACAAGCAGGAATTGATTGATAATATAAAGAAATATTTTTACTCAAATAAAACAGAGTTAGATTACAATGATATAAATTATGAGTCTATATAGCACCAACTTCACGATTAAAAAAGAGATATAATATGTTATCTGTAATAATTGTTAGTAGAGATAGGCATGATAGCTTTGATAGATGCCTCACTTCTATAAAGGAATATTTGACAGATGTTGAAATTTGCGTAGGATATGATTCAGATGATGATAATACTAAAAAAATAGCACTATCTCATAATGCAAATATCTTTGAATTCTCAAGACAAAAGAATAGACATTCAGGATACATAAATCCGATAGCAAAAGAATGTAATGGAGATTTTATACTATCATTAAATGATGATGTAGAAGTTGTAGATGCTGGTGATTATCAAAGTCTTTTACTCAAACATAAACACAAGTTATTTTATGGAATATGTAGTGAAAATTGGGCTATTGGAAATGCTAAAGCTGACTGGGAAGATCATTTAAAACATAGGTTTGCTTGTTACCCTTTAATAAGTAGAATTCTTTTTAATGCTTTAGGTTTTTATATGCCTTCGGAAGTATCTGGTCCGGGTGCTGATATAGCTTTTTCAAAAATCATATTCAACTCCAACCTAGCTGAGTATGAAGATGTTCCAATATCTATATTTGACTATGGAATGTCTTGTAGCCAAGTAGG